CCTTCGAACGGGCTCGGGATATGCCGCGGCTGCCACTCCTTCATTGAGACGCGTGAGCGCGGTAAGGCTATCGAGTTGGGGTTCATTGTGTCTCAGTTCGCCGAGCCGTCCGAGGTGAAGCTGTTCTACCGCCATGAGCGCTACGCGCTGCTGGACAACGACGGAAACGTGGTGGCGGCATGAAGTGCGCTCGGGAGACCTGCACAAGGAACGGGTACAGCCGCCAGCAGGGGTTGTGCCACCAGCACTATCGGATCAGTGAGCACGGCTTCGTCGACGGCGAGCCCGTGCGAGCCCACCTGGAGAACCTTCGCCGGTTCTACTCACTGCGGACAACCGCGAAGCTCGCCGGCATGACGCCCGGCGGGCTGTTGTACATCACCGGGCAGGGCGAGTGGGTGCAGCGCAAGACGGCCCGCATCATCTTGGCCATCCGAGTCTCGGCACGGCCCAGTGATGTGCTGGTCGATTCAACCGGCACCGTGCGTAGGGTCCGAGCGCTCGTCGCGATCGGATGGCCACAGACTCACATCGCAGAGCGTGCAGGGCTCACGTCCCGGCGCTTGTCGCAACTGATGCGTCAGCCGATGATTCACGCCCGCAACGCAAACCTGGTGACAGACACGTTCAATGCGCTGCACATGACGCCCGGACCCTGTGGCCCCATACGCAAGACGGCACAGAGGCGTGGATGGGTGCCGCCACTGGCCTGGGACGAGGACACCATCGACGACCCCAATGCCACTCCGGATCTGGGCGGCAAGTCGACGTGGATGCAGATCTACGAGGACCACCAGTGGGTGCACGGGGACGACAACAAGATCGCCGAAGCGATGGGCATACAGCTCGAATCAGTGAAACGACAACTGGAACGGAAGGGCGAAGCGGCATGACCGACATCGTTTTCATGGACACCGAGACCTTAGGTCTCGACATCGATGCGCCCATATGGGAGTTCGCGGCAATCAGGCGGAGTGTAGAGACGGGCAAGGAGTCCCGGCTACACCTGTTCATTGACCACTCCCCAGACTCGTGGATTGCATCACCGGATCTTCCGGCCGAGTTCATCGCCGACTACAAGCGCAGATACCGAATCCTGGACTCGTGCACGCGTGAGTTGGCGGCAGACTTGATTTCCTCATTCCTGGACGGTCGCCCGCACATCATCGGCGCCGTACCGAATTTCGATACCGAGCGGATCAGTCACCAGCTGTTGCGCCCGGCTCGCATTCCCGATCCGTGGCACTACCACCTGATCGACGTGGAGAACCTGGTCGCCGGGTATCTGGCCGCGCGCGGTGAGCTGATCCCGCCCCCCTGGAAATCCGATCAGTTGTCTGCGGCAGTCGGGGTTGATCCCAACGACTTCGGCCGTCACACCGCCATGGGGGACGTGCTGTGGACCCGCGCTCAGTGGGATGCAGTGATGGGGGCGCGGGCATGACGCGCGCATACGGCACCGACGCGGACGGCCACGTGGGCGGATGGCCCGAGTTCCATACCCCCTCGGTGAGCTACCGATACGGGTACCAGATCGGTACGAGTCGAGCCCGATTCGTCGGACAGGAGAGCAAGCGCGGCGCTGCCGAGTCGGCGGCACGAGCGGAGGCCAAGGAGGTTCGGGACAAGCTCAACGAACTCGGCGCACCCGCAGACGTGTCCTGGTGGGTTCAGGAGAGAACCACTGAGACCACAAACACATTCGAGGAACCAGTGATTGAGGCGGTGCAGTGATGGCCGCTGATGACGACGACGACGAGTTCGTGCTCTGCCGATGCTTCGGTGAGATGACCCCTGCCGATAAGGCACGCCGACTGGGTTGTGACCAGCGCGGCGGATGCCCCGAACTACAAGACGCAATGGAGTACTGATGGGTGACAAGACCGGCATTGAATGGACCGATGCCACATGGAATCCGGTTACCGGGTGCGACAAGGTATCTCCCGGCTGCGATCACTGCTACGCCGAGACGTTCGCCGAACGCTGGCGCGGAACCGAGGGCCACTACTTCGAGACCGGGTTCGACGTGCAGCTGCGACCCGACAAGCTCGACCTGCCACTGCGCTGGACCAAGCCGCGCCGCATATTCGTCAACTCGATGTCAGATCTATTTCACGACAAGGTGTCTGACGAGTACGTCGCATCCGTCTGGGCGGTCATGGCGCTCGCACCGCATCACACGTTCCAGCTGCTCACCAAACGCCACGGTCGCATGCGCGCGCTCCTCGGATCTGAGAGGTTCCCGGGCCTCGTGTACATGGCTATCAACTCACTACTGGAGCATGGCAACCCGCTCCACATCAACGACATTGCGATCATGGCGGCACTCGACGGCTTCTCTCGGGGGCGGTTCAAGGTGCTACCCAACGTCTGGTTGGGAGTGAGCGCCGAGGACCAGAAGCGCGCCGACCTCCGCATCCCCGCCCTGCTGGACACCCCGGCCGCGGTGCGGTGGATCAGTGCCGAGCCGCTACTGGGTGCGATTGACCTCGATAATTGCGGCGGGTACCAAGCCGTTTCAACTACCCCGCACCGCGAGCTGACCTATCTCGATTGGGTGGTTGTCGGCGGCGAATCCGGCCCCGGCGCAAGGCCGATGCATCCCAACTGGGCGCGCTCGCTGCGCGATCAGTGCGTGGAGGCCGGTGTGCCGTTCCTGTTCAAACAGCGCGGCGAGTGGACCTGGAACGAGTCCGGCGGGTTCCGGCTCCCGTCCAAGCCGTTGACGGATCGCGTGGCGGTAATGCATCCGGCAGGTATGACAGCGCTCTCGAAGGACAACCCGTTTGACCCCTTCGAGCTCGGACATCCGAACTGGGCCACCCGTATTGAGCGTGTTGGCAAGAAGCGCGCTGGCCGTGAGCTGGACGGGCGCACGTGGGACCAGTACCCAGAGGCGGTGTCCGCATGAGCGACGAACGACTCGACAACCGGGTGACGGTGTCCACCCCGGAACTCGCCACAGTCATCGCCAGCATTCGCAACCTGATCACCGAGGAATGGTGCGCGAAATACGTCAAACCACATTCGCACCTGCTCGACTACGGCGCCGCGCGCGAGCTGTCAGTGATGGTTCTGCGAACGATCAACTCCAAACGCCTCGGGCACGCCGAGGGCACTGTTGCCGTCAATGAAGACGGTCGGCTGGCTCGCCGCTACTACTCCGAGGCAGAGAAGCGGCTGACGTGGCTGCTGCTCGACCCTCCGACGGATCGACCGGTCGAGATCGACAGCGGGCCCGAGCTTCCCGGCGATGGCTGGAAAGTCATCGAGGACCAGCCATGGGAGGTGGTGCAGTGATGGACGCCAAGTATGTCTACTGCGGCAGCGCCCACCCCGACGGCGAATGCAGCCTGCCCGACGGTCACAAGGGGCATCACGAGAACCTCTACGCCCGATGGCCGGCCGATTGGGGCTGGTGCATCGGCGGCGATGAGGGAATGCCCACCATCGAGATCGAGTACGGCATCGAGCCAAGCCCGCACGACTGCGCGCGGTTCCACACCGACGAGCTCGTGAGCGCGATCGAGGAACTGCCCAACTATCGCGAGGGCGCCCAGATCATCACGCGCACGGTCACGTACGGACCGTGGCGGTACGTCACCCCCAGGGAAATCGAGGCAACGCCATGAGTGAAATCGATAGGCAGAGCGTCCAAGACCTCATTGGCGCACTCACTCGCCAGGCCGAGGCCAACCTGCGCGAGTTCTGGGCCGCGCAGGGACTAGCGGTGGTGAGCCTGCCACGGCTCGACTACATCGACGCCGACGAGGGCAAGGCGGTGTGGGCCAAGGGCGATGTCGTGAAGGCCAAGCGCGGGGCATCCGTCTACGACCCGCATGGCGATCCGATGAGCCCCGACGAGGCTCGCGACGTGGCCGCCGCGCTGCTGGCCGCTGCCCTGTATGCCGAGGGGGTGCGGTGATGGACACCTACCGCCCATGCCCTGGCGACGTTGTGAGTTACACCCCCGAGAGCACGTGGTGCCACGAAGGCATCGCGATCGTTCAGGACCGTGTCCGGCACACCGGGCGCTATCAGATGCTCGATACCTACTGGGGCACCCAGCCTTCCGAGATCAGCGATGCCGAAGCCAGCACCGCGGAACTGATGTTCAAACTTGCCGACTACGACGAACTCGACAGGTATAGCTCCCACGCGTCACAGTCAACGTGGGATAAGTACGCCCCGGTCGACCGTCAGCTGATCACCAGCCAGCATGGGCTGCAAAAGCGTTGGTTCATCCGCAAGGGCGCCTCCCCGGACTGGGCCACCCAGATATCAAACGCCCAAGGCGTTGTATCCGCTCACGTAGATGAATTGGAAAGTGCGCAACGCAGATTGCAATGGGCGCGAGACGATCTGGCGAGCGTGATCGCCGACGCGAAGGCAGTGGGGTTCGAACTAGCGAATCAGGAGGGCAGCTGATGGCCGTCACGACAACGGCGTTCCTGGCGCACGCCAAGACACCCGACGTGATGCACGGACAGGAGGCCCACTGAAATGGCAAGGGACCACACACGAATCAACCTGGACATCTGGGGTGACGACGAATTCCGAGACCTCCCCGTGGATGCCCAGAACCTCTACTGGACGCTCTGGACGAGCCCGGATAGGACGTACTGCGGCGCACACGACTGGAGGCCCGGGAAGCTCACGCAGTGTGCCGGTGACTGGACTGTGGAGCGCATCGTCGCGGCCGGCGCGGTGCTGTCGGAGCGGCTGTTCGTGCTCATCGACGAAGTCACCGAAGAATGCCTCCTTCGGTCATGGATCAAGCACGACGGGTTGTGGCGTATCCCGAACATGGCCGTCACGATGGCCAACGCCCGATCGGCGGTCGGTTCGAAGACCTTGCGCGGCGTGATCGTCCACGAGGTCAAGAAGCTCGCCAAGGCCGAGCCGGATCTAGGTTCATGGAAGCGCGACGAGGTCACGAAGTTGCTCGCGCAGAGGGCGATCGATCCCGCAACGGTGACGCCGTTTACCCCGCATCCAACCCCGCCCGTAACCCCACCGCCAACCCGGCGCGTAACCCCTGACTTAACCCTTAACGATGGGGTAGGGGTTAACCCCCCGTCTAACCCGGCCCCTACTACAGCTACTGCTACTTCTACTACAGCTACATCTACAAAAGAGGGTTACGTAAGTCAGGTATCTCACCAGAGCCTCGCTCAAATCCCTTCCCCCTACTGCCCTAAGCATCCAGGCGGAATCAACCGGCCGTGTGCCGCCTGCGCTGACGCGCGGCGGGCTTACGAGACGGCCCAATCGGCTCAGCAAGAGAACCAGCTCGCCGAGCGCCGCCGTGCCCGCGAGCTGAGAGAGGCATGCCCACTCTGCGATGAGAACGGGATGGTGGAGCGGCCCACAGGGCTAGCGCGTTGCGCCCACGTAGCCCTAGAACCGCCGAATACCGGAAGGGCGACGCGATGACCGCAGGACACGAATTCGAGGCGCAGAAGCGATCTCAGGGGCCGGAGCGGTTCACCTGCCCGGGGTTCGGGGAAGGCGGGCGGGTGGCCGTCCGGCTCCGCGACGGCACGTTGGTCGAGGGCACGTGGCGCCATGGCCAGTTCGTCGCAGACCGCAAGCCCGCCCCCTGGCGGATCACACACCGTGACGGCAGCTGGTGGATCGAGAAGCGCCACACCGACCACTACGAGCCGCACTGCCGACTTGAGACCGGCGCTGAGGCCATCGCCACATTCGCAGCGAGGTTGATTCGATGAAGAGATTCCTCCGTGCATTCGCTGACATCCCCAGACTCCCCGGAGCCCTGTGCCGCGGAAGCTCATGGCTGTTCGACAGCCGCGAGGGCGACGAGGACCCGGATGCGGCACGCCGCCGGCACGACCTTGCGGCACGAACCTGCCACGAGTGCCCGGAGCTCGCCCCCTGCCGGATGTGGGTGCGCGGACTGCCGTCCTCCCGTCGCCCCAATGGCGTAGTGGCCGGGCTCATCCCGGGCGGGCGGGGCCGACCAAGGGGTGTGCGATGAGCGGCCAGCGACCGATAGTGCGTTTGTGGACCAAGAGCGGGGAGATGGTGGTCTGTCACGAGGAGGTCGTCAAACGCGGCGAGTTCGCGCCGTGCGACAGACCTGCTGTCGGGTACGCGCTCGATGACGACCGGAGCGCCTACCCGGTATGTAATCGGCACTTACCCAAGGGGTTACAGCCATGACGTTCTACGAATGGCTGGAGGCGTTCGGCAACTGTGGCGCAGGGATGTTCATCGCCTTACTGATCGCTGCGAGGTGGTTCCAGTGAGGACGCGGGGACGGCACCGAATGCGGCGACCGAGCGGGGACCGCCCGTTGGTCTACCGGTTCGCGGGTTATTGGATGCGCAGCTGGCACCCGAGTCGCTATGACGTCCAGGTGATCACGCCGAGGTCGCCATGACCGACTACGAGGAGATCGGCCGCCGCGACAAGCCGGGCCCCTACGACGTGAACAACGCCAAGCTCCGCGACTGCACGAAATGCCAAGCGCCAGCGGGCATGCGGTGCGTCTTCCCCGGAACCCAGATCCCCAAGTCCTGTCCATGTGTTGAGCGACTGAAAGAGAGCGAATGATGACCGATCTACTACGGGAACGGGTAGCCGAAGCGGTGAGGGGTGCGCTGAAATCCCAGAACGGGCACGTAATCAATGACTACAGTATCTATTTCGGCTCAAGCGGAACCGTCGACCCAGAGGCCCTCTCCGCTTCGTTGATCGCCTCTCTTGGTCTCAAGCTGGAATGGGTTCCCGCAAGCGCAAATTCGTTACCGGACGGTCAGCCCTTCTATGAGCTGTCAATGATCTGCGATACCCGAGACCGGGCCATTCGGCGGGCGCAGTGGACGTACAAAGACCCATCGCGGTACGTGCCAGCCTCGCGCATCGTCTCCGACTTCTGTAGGGATGCACTACAAGTAGAGGAGAGCAAGGAATGAGGACGCCTGATGTGTGGGTTAACCACTCCGGGCGTGGGGGGTCTGAACGGGTAATCCTCCCCTCAAGGGGTGAGGTTGCGCGGGCTTCGGAATACATCGGATGGGCCTACAACAGTTGTTGGCAGACGGCTCTAGATCTCTACCGCGAGAAGTACGGGGACGAACCAAATTTCGCCGTAGACGCCCCGGACGGAGGCCTTCTATCTGCCGTGGAGTATCTGGATAAGGCTCTGACTGCGATAGAGGGGAGCGGTAAATGAGCGCGCGGAAGTTTCGAAAGAGGCCTGTCATTGTAGAAGCGATGCGGTGGGACGGGACCGCCACCGGCTCCGCAATGATCGTGGATTGGATTTACGACAACGACGCCGAATGCCAGTACTACGCCCCCGGCGAGTGGAACGAAGAATGGCCCACGGTGGCGTACATAAAGATCGAGACACTCGAAGGCTCCATGCTCGCATCCTCTGGCGATTGGATCATCAGGGGTGTAGCCGGTGAGTTCTACCCGTGCAAGCCAGACATTTTCGAGAAAACCTACGAGCCTGTAGAGGAGAGCGGGAAATGAGCAGGTCACGCGAGATCGTCGTTACGGCTCCAGTCGTCGCCTTCAAGGGGCCACACGACACCGATGCCTCCATGTTCCTGGAGGCCGCGAAGCGTTTGGACGGTGGATACCCAATCGGGGGAAGCAATCTGGCCCGCGCCGTTTCTCAGTTGCTCAGATCTGCCGCTGCCGCTCTGCAAGTAGAGACAGGAGAAGATCGATGACGTACGGGATAGACCGGGGAGCTTTCAGTGAGCGTATCTACATCGGTCGCATCAACAAAGCCGGTACCGAGTGGGTAACCAAAGAAGACCACACCGATGCGGCCATATGGACAGTGGCAGAACACGTCATCGAATCCTTCAACGGCGGTGTGGTGATAACACGTCCCGACGGTAAAAGACTGGAGATCACCGCCAAGTTTGTAGAGACAGGGGACAAAGACGTGGTGAAGCTATGAGCTGGGCTATTCCGAGGTGGCGCATACGACAGAAGGGCGATAACGCCTGGGTTGTCGAAGAATATGGGCGACTCCCGAGTGGTGCAACGCAGTGGTACGTGGGAACTGTCGAGTTCTGGTCCGTTCACGCCCAGTTCCCCTCTGGTGCTGAGGCTATAGCAGCATTCGCGGCAGGTGGAAGATGAGCGGGGACCTCTGGCGCGACGTAGATAAGTACCCCCACGAGTGTGTGGCAGAGGTTGGGCGACGCCGCGAAATACAACCCTGCGGCCTCCCCGCCTACGCCGTCGCGTTCGACCCAGAAGGCTATTGGCCAGTGTGTATTCATCACGCAAGAGGTCGGGATCTAGTACCGCTTTCAAAGATTCTGGAGCACACCCATGAGTGACCCTGCAATCGAAGCCGCACAACGGGCGTGGGGTTTGTTGCCCGAACGGTCCTATGCAACCCGCGAACAGGTCATGAATGCCGCTGCCCGTGAGATGGCTAAGTCGGTACAGACAGTTATTGAGGAGTGGGACTCCAAGGGCGAACTCCACCCTCAGGTCAACGAATTACTAGACCAACTTGCGCCACTGGTCTACCCAAGTGAGGAACTAGGACTATGAGTCGCACCAAGCGCCGATTCAAGAATGGAAGCGGAACGCCGACATGTCACGGAATCGTCTGCCACTGCCTTTGCCATGAGGTCTGCTACGGCGGACATGATGACCCAGACTGCGCCTCGCGCAAGGGTAAGCCCCTGGATGTTCTCGATGGGTGAAGTGCGGAAACTCATCTGCATCTACTGCCATGAGGAGATCCGCCCAAACCAGACAGGCGGCTATTACCACATACAAACCCAGAGGCACGGATCTGATCAGAGGTGCTTTTTGTACGCAACACCAGAGGGGCTAGAGCAATGACTGAGCGCTTGTGTCGGCACTGCCGCCGTCCAATCCTAGAATCCACCTTCTCTGAAGGTAAACGGTGGTGGCACCTTCCGTTGGGCCGCAACAACATCGCATCCCTGAACTGTTACGCGTTCGGAGACAGTCCTACCGCAGAACCTCAGGAGCTAGAGCGATGAGCGCCCTTATCCGCCAGTGGGGCAGCAACTGGCACGTCCGATACGACGGCGAATCCACCACCACGGGCTCATTCATGGGTTGCGTCGAATGGGCTTGCGGAGCGCTAGAGCCCGGTGGGCCACCTATTTCCATTCAATGGGGACTACCGATACCGGAGGACCAAGCACCATGAGCGAGTTGCTTGATAGGGCCAAAGCATCCCTAGAGGACTCAAAGTGCACTGATGAGATGCAAGATTTGTTTCGCGTGGGACTTGTGCGGGAACTCATCGCTGAAATTGAGCGCCTGGAACGGGTGAATGAACGATGGGGTGTCTGGTGGGAACGTCACTCCTGCGATGGGAGGCCGATCTGATGAGTGACGAACCTTCGGACGCACAGAAGCTCATAGCGGAAGTGATGGTGACCCATGCGCTCGTCTATGACGATTGGGCGGTCGTTGACGCCGATTTCTACACGTGTGCGTGTGGCTGGCACTTGAGCACAAGCGCCAGCGTTCACGACCATGCCGCCCACGTTGCCGCCGAGGTGGATAAAGCCCTTGGAGGACTCAACCGGACGTGGGCTGCTGTATTTCCAGACGGCTCCTACATGACCCCGTACCACGAAGTGTGGAACTTCCACCCCAACAAGAGCGCTCGCGAACTGGCCGAAGGCGATGTAGCGGAATATGAAGACACCACCCTTAAGGCTCAATGGGTGTCTGGCTGGACGGTGACCGAATGAGCGGCAACAAGACCCGGATGTGGACACGGGAATACAAGCTGATCACCTGCCACGAAGAGGTGGTTCGACGTGGCGAGTACGCGCCCTGCGAGAAGCCAGCCGTCGGATACGCCATGGATGACGACCGCAGCTTCTACCCGGTCTGCAATGAGCATCTGGTGAAAAACCAAGGGATGCAGCCGTGACTGACTACCAAGACACCGGTAGCCGGCGGAAACCTACGGCATACACCGAAACCGGGGCAGCTGATCGGGTGTGCCCGGACTGTAGTGCCCCAGAAGGACATCCCTGTAGATGGATAGCCATGGATGGGCAGGGGGATTTAGGGAAACCAAGGCATTGGCCGCATGAGACACGTTGGAGGAAATGAAATGCGTGACGATATTCACCCTGGACCGCGCATCATCTCCGGTAAGGCGGAACTACCCTGCCTGAAACCGGAGCCCTGGATGATCCAGGCGTCCTGCGCCACCGCAGACCCGGACGCGTTTTTCCCCCATAAGCGTGGCGACGGTGATAGTGAGTCGATCACCGTGCAGTACCAATACGCCAAGAAGATATGCCGCTCATGCCCAGTCAGGGTTGAGTGCTTGACCTACGCGATCGTCAACGACGAACGCGACGGGATCTACGGCGGCTTAGGCCCTCGTGAGCGCGCGAAGATCATGCGTAACAGGGAGGCCAGCTGATGTCCAATGAGATCTGGCGCCCGGTGCCCGAATGGGAAGGGCTTTATGAGGTTAGCAGCACTGGGCGGGTGCGAAGCATAAACCGCGTCAGCATCTCTCGATTGGGCCGTAAGACATCGCTGCGAGGAAGGGTGCTGAAACAGAGGTTCGGAAAGCACTACTACAAAGTGGAGCTGAGTCGATCCGGGGTTCACAGCACTGCGCATGTGCACCAACTGGTGTGCAAAGCATTTCATGGCCCTCGTCCGCCTGGTGCTGTGGTCCGACATCTAGACGGGAATGGGCGTAACAACCACAAAGACAACCTCGCGTGGGGTACTTGGCAAGAAAACAGCCAAGACATGCTCGATCACGACACCGCGTACTGGGCCAATAAGACTCACTGCAAATACGGCCACGAGTTCACCGAATCAAATACCAGGCTAGATAGAAGTCCAAACGGTGGAACCAAGCGTTCATGTCGTGAATGCGAGCGACGGCGCGCCATTCCCAAGAATCGGCGTCGTGACGAGCTGAAGCGCGTGAGTAGGCCATGGAGGCTGTGCGCGGTATGTGGTGAGCGATATCAATCCGCGTATCAACATTCGGCTTACTGCTCGACAGAGTGCCGCAAGATGTCTCGGCGCGTTGGGTACAAACGCAGGGCCGCACGGCAGGAGGCAAGCTGATGCCGCACTCAAACCCTACCGACTGGATAGCAGGGGGAAGTGTCGCCGCGGACATCGTCGGATGCCTCACCGGTCTTGTCGCTGACCTGTCATGGCAAGACGAAGCAGCGTGCCGCGGACTCCCCACGGAGTGGTGGTTCCCAGATCAAGGCGCAAGCCGGGAATGTAAGCGGGCCAAGGAAATCTGCCACGGATGCCCAGTCAAACTCCAATGCCTCCAATTCGCCATAGAGGTACACGACCAACACGGTATCTACGGGGAGCTGTCATTGAAGGACAGGCGTAGGTGGAACCAGGAAAGGAAAGCGGGCTAGACACCGCGACTTGTCCTGAAACGGAGGATAATTGAGGTATGGGCACATTACCTGATGCAGTACCACAGATGCCCGTATGTGGTGCTTGCGGCGGCGAGACTAGATCTGACGGCGAGCACTTCTATTGCGAATACTGCCTACTTGGATTCGCGCCGATCACACTAATTGCATTCTTCCTTGATCCCAACGCCAAAACATGTGGGGCTCCATGTGACAACAGCTGGCACGGCGACCACAGAATCCGGCAAGGGTGGGGCTATGACTGTGGACCGTGTGGGCTCCCTGCCGGTCACGAATCGATGCATTGGACCAACTGCCAACCGAAGCAAGTAGCGGCAATTCCCGGAGGTAGTGAGAGTTGAGTAAGTACAAGATGCCCGACCCACCTGCTGGCATGTGGTGGGAGGTCAAGTTTGACAAGCCGCTAGAGAAGACATATTTGATGGTCAAGCTACGCCGCAAGGCATGGGGCATCTTCACCAAGACGGTCGACTGGTCGTGTTATTCGCCGAGTGTCGACGCGGAAATCAATGCATACCGTTCCGTATGGCTTGCGGAAGAGATCCTCAAAGGTAAAGGGGCGGAAGCGAGGCGGTTTAAGCGGTCAGATTTCGGACTCAATGGTTTGACGGGGTACCGCCGTGGCTGAGTTGAGTGCTAAACCGCTAGTCGCATCCATGTGCACGCTGTGTTGCGCAGATCGACATGAGGCCCCAAGTGCTGGTTGTCCTGGCGCAAATGCCACCGGTCCCCAAAGGATCCTATGGAACTGGAATGCCAAGTACCGGAAATCTTCACGCACCGTCACGCTGTCAATCCCACGCGCGGCGATAACCCTGTACGACGCGGACATGAACAGGATTGGCACCGTAGCCGAGTACGAGGCAGTAACTGGCGTCAAGGTGATATTAGGGAGTGATGCCCCGTGAGTGCTGAACCGCTTATACCGCACTGGCGCCAATCGGGTTTTGGTGAGTGTGACAACTGTGGACATGGTGCCAGCGCTCATGACTACAACATGGGCGCGTGTCTATCTGTCAATGAGGGACAAGCTGGAATGTATCAAGGCTACTGCGGCTGCGACCAGCTGGAGAATGCTGCGGCTTCTGCTAATCGCCGCCGTCTCGCCTGGGAACGCTATATGGCAGAGAACGATCCACCGTCGAACGGAGAAGCCTTGTGAGCGACCGCAGCGGAATCATCCGGCATCCCGCCAACATCCTCGGTGAACTACAAGTCATCGGACTCCATATGCACACCCTGTCGGTTCGGTTGGATGAGTTGAGGGATCAGTTGGACCAAGTGGCGCAGATCGGTTACGAGATGTGGGGAAAGCCGCAGCCGCACGAAGACTTCCCGAAGAAGGGCGCCTGAATGTCCGTCTCTGACAGCTTCTTTCTAGATAAGGGCTCACAACACAAGCTCCGTGAGGAGTTGGCCAGCATCCCCCGCATGATCGGGGAGCTGTCCGTCACCCTCACCCGCCAGGCCCGCATCCAGAGGCCGGGGTTGAGTATGTCCCGACGACCCAAACCTGAATCTCAGGTCCCCATCCATATCGGCGCACACAACGCCGCCGACGTACTGCACAACTGCTTGGGCACGTGGGTGAGGCTGGTATGTGAACAGCGAGCGATCGTGTGGGACAAGGGCAACGACATCATCACCTTGGCGAAGTGGCTGCGAGTCAACATGATCGCCTTAGCCCTCACTGAAGGTTCAGAAGAAGCCTACGAGGACATCAAAGCCGCTATCGATGAGTGCTGGCGACAGATAGACATCCCCGCAGACGACGACATAGTGATCGACCGAGGTCGAGTCCATGAAGCCAATAAGCACATCGTAACCGCCGACACCATCGAACCTATTGCCCGCCGAATAGGGGAGATGGGCAAGAAGCTGAACGCGCAGCGAGTGCACTCACTGACCCGTGGTGGGCATTTACGCCCGGTCTCCAGTGACCCGGATACGGGTAAGAAGTTCTACCGCCTGGGGGATGTACTACACGCGCACAACAACTGTGAGAAGCGGGACCGGAAGAAGGGTGCATGATGAGCGACACATTGAATCGGCAGCTCAATCAAAAAGTCAAAGAGCTGCAGGATGATATAGAGGCGTGGGGTCGCAAGGCCGAGTGGGCGCTACTGCAGGACGATGTGGGCTGGTGGTACGACGTTCTTGAGGCTCTTGTAAAACGCGGTAAAAAGATGAAAGAGACGGGAATCTAGATGTGCCCGCCACGCTGCCGGGGATGTGTGCATGAACAACACGAGCATGAGGCTTGGTGGGGTAGATGCCTACATGCGGACTGCGATTGCGATCAGTGGGAAGACCGCTAGTTCCGGTGTGGCTCGATTGCGACACGCCGACCAGCTGATATACCCCTTAACCATCGTCAAGTAGTAAACTGCGCCTAGGCGCAACTCGCACCCCCGCATAGTCCCCTCCCCGTCCTCTCGTTAGGGGCGGGGTCTTTTCATTCCCGGAGGTTCCCATGCCTCTGTCTCGTGTCCGCTGCTGCATCCCCTGTGGCCGTATCCGCTACGCCCCCTGCTCTGCAGGGTGTCGAGTAGATCCCGAGAACGACCCAACAAGCTGGACAGAACAGGTGACCGTGCCCGCCGAGGCTGATCCGTCGTGATTCTGTGCCGCATCGGCTGGCATCACTGGGAGAAGTGGCGCCTCAATAAGCGCTTCATCGACACCTCGTGGGACTGCGATGTTCCCTCGGCGCAGTACAAGCGCTGCTGCATCCGCTGCGGTAAGCCGCAAACCGAGTCCATCCGCGACTTCTCCAAGGATTAGGTGCCGCCATGCTCGACAGATTCTTCGCAGCACTAGCCGGCGCCATGGCCCCTCTACTCGTGGCCATGTGTGAGCGCATCGCGAACAGGAAGATCCCTGACGACACGGTGCCGAAGTTCATGGACGGCCTACTGGACATTGCCCGAGACGGCGTTGACCGCGCCGTCGGTGTGGTGCAGACGTCCGCCGACGGTATCGCCGGTAGCGCGGAAGCTGAACTAGGCCAGCTCGGTTCGGAGATCAGGGGAGTGGTCAAAGCGGCCAACCTCATCGATATTCTCGGCAGCCTGTTCGGGCGACGCTAGACACCGCTGGTACCGGCCGTTTCGCGATAAGATTGGAGCATGAACCTCTTTGAGGCGCTGGAGCAGGTGCCTATCTGGCAGACGCTCCTAGCGATGCTGGTTCTCGTTATCGTCGGTGACATCACTAGATTCGCCACGACCGCTCTCTATAACCGCTTCAGCCCCACAAGAAGGCGGTAACGGGGGCCTCACTTGCCTCCGCGGACTCCCCGTTCTACTATCGAACACATGTTCGACAAGGTGTCATACCGTATCGAAGGGGATGGACCCGTCATAGCGGTACTCACCTACCAAAACCGGGAGTACCGGCACACCTCCCGAACCATGTGGCTGGGACACGAATACGGCATGCCGCAGGGCAGATTGCAGCTGTCGCCGCACATTTCGGTGAGTCTTCGCCGCATCAACGGAACCATAGAAGCCACCATCACCGATTCTAAGACTGGTGAAAGCTACACCCTCACACCTGAATAGACACCGCGACTTGCGCTGCGCCTCGGTAAAATTGAGGGATGAACGAACTGATGGGCGACCCAACTATGAGTGGCGACCCGGCCGTGGAGGCTGCACATCGGTCATTTCACCCCAAATACAATTACTCATGGGAAGACAAATCAACAGGCGTCGCCTCTGCCCGTGAAGCTTTGAGGCCAGTACGGGAATGGTGCGACAAGTGGCTCAACGAACTCTCTATTCGCGGCCTAGACGAGGCGCTGGACGAGTTGGCGCCGCTGATCTTCACGGCAGAGGAACTGACCGATGACTGAACCATCCCAAGCCCATATAGACCGGGCACGTGAACTCGGCCTCTCTTTCGATCCTTCTGATACATCGGATGAAGAGTTAAGTCGTGCTATCGCAACGTATGAACGGGTTTACATCGAGGCGATGACCGAGAATTCTGGTAGGGACACTGATACTCCTACCGAGCGTCGCAAGATGCTGGGCTGCTGGACACAGCGCGATGAAGACGAGGCCGAGGCGGCAGCTGGACGGCGGCGGATGTTCGGCTCCCATTAAATCCCACCCGCCTAGACACCGCTAATCCCGTTGAAACACGGGATAATTGAGGTATGACGGTAGCTGAGTTGATTGATGAGCTAGGGAAGTATCCGGGCGACACACCCGTGTTACGGCCTGGACACCCGGATGGTGGCGGCTACGACGACCTGGACTTCGTTCGAGTCACACGCTACAACCCAAACGGCTACCCGTGCTCATATGCCGGGTATTACGACTGGGCAGAGGATGGTATAGAAGCCGTCTTGCTCACCTGACGCTGAATCCCTTTGGGAGGCAATCATGCTTGATGGTCAACCATTGGATCCAGTTGAAGCCGCGCGGCTGTATGACCAACGATTGAAAGCCATGTGCACTCCAGAAGAGTGGGAAGTGTACGACCGCCGCCTACATCCCGAGAGCTACCCTCCGGAGCTCCCATGGTGGCGAAAGCTGTTCAGGCTCTAGCCATGGCCCTGACCGCTAACCAGCTCCGCATTTTAGAAGCGTTGCAGCGGTTACGTATAGCCCGTACTGAGGGTGATCTCCATGAAGAGTTGGTTTGTACTCGCCGCATGGACTACCTGCTAGACCGTGAGCCTACGGGCATAGGTTCCGTTTCGCCGATCGCGCCATAGCCAACAGATTGGCTGGTGTCGCGTTCGGATAGTTGGAGTGCGAGGCGACTTGTTCCGGGGTTTCCCCGTTTCGTAAGTCATTACACATGCCGTTACCGGCAGCCAGTAGGAACGGCCGGGACTGCCACATCACTTGAAAACCCTGCCCGGACAGTTCGTCCAGGTAGGCGTCATCGTCCGCGTACGCCGCGGGCGCGAAAACAATGCTGGCCGCTACGGCGGCTGCAGCTGCGATCTTGATCATTGGCGGATCGTAGACCTCCACCCCGACGGGTACAGGCGAAACGGGAGATCAGATGGCCGTGCAGCACTGCGAGTACTGCGGCCGCCGCCTCCGGTACGACTGCTGCCCGCACTGTGAAGAGGGGCAGTAGTGCTCGGGGTAGCGATCACCACCCACAACCGCAGGGATGTCCTTCTCAACGCTCTAATGCATTGGATCGAGCACACGTCGGCTGATGTGCCGATTGTTGTTGTGGACGACGGCAGCGACGAGCCGATATGTCTTGAGGGCTGGCGGGGTATCCCGGTGCATCGAGTGCCGAGTGTGAGTGTTGTTCGCCATCCATTACCTATGGGGATAGCGGTGGCGAAGAACCGGTGCATCGCCGAGCTTATGGACTTGGGGTGCGACCACCTCTTTCTCGCTGACGATGATGTGTGGCCCACCGTAGACGAGTGGTGGAAGCCTTACGTTGAGTCCCCGGAACCGCATTTGTCGTTTCAGTGGCCCAGCGGTGGCCGGCACAGTGTCACTCACCAAGACGAGCAGCATTTCGCTATCGGATTCCCCCGCGGGGTTCTCCTGTATGCCGAACGTCGAGTGATCGACGCGGTGGGCGGCATGGATATCGGATATGGGGCGCACGGCGGCGAACACGTCGACTGGTCGCAGAGAATCCACGACGCAGGGTTGACGCGATGGCCATTCGCCGATGTCCGCGGATCACACAACCTGATCTACTCGCGGGACAAAGCCGAAGGAAACCGCACGGGTTCTTCCCGGTTTGAGCTTCCCGAGCGTGCCCGGATGTGTGAGGCGAATGGAAACCGTTGGGGCCACAAGCACCCAACATGGCCGTACTTTCCCTACCAGGAAGGTGAAGGTGTCCAGGACTACCAGTTAGGCCCATACTTCCCGCCCGTGGAGCACTATTCGCTTCTGCGGCACGTGGTCGGTTTGAGGCCTTCTGGTGTGGCTTTGGAGTTCGGGGTGGGTAAAGGCGAATCGACCCGCATCATTGCCGAGCATATGCCGGTGATCGGGTTCGACAGCTTCACCGGCCTACCGGAGGATTGGCGTGACGGGTTCCCTAAGGGGTCGTTCGCGCATAAACCACCAGCCATCAACAACACTCGCCTAGTGATAGGTCGGTACGCCGACACTCTGCCAGGGTTCACATTTCCCGAGTGTGGTTTGGTGCATATCGACTGCGACCTTTACTCGTCCACGGCAACAGCTTTGGAGCACCTACAGCTCAAGCCGGGAACTTATGTTGTGTTTGACGAGTGGCACAGCTACGACGGCTGCGAAGACCATGAGATGAAAGCCTGGCGAGAGTACGCCGACCGCACCGGCATCAACTGGTGTGTGGTTGGGCATTCGCATGAGGCGTGGGCGATTCGGATCACTTAGGGAGTTGTGTTGCGAGTCATCCTCTTTGTGTTCGCGGGCCGCAAAGCCAACATGGAACTTCAAGTCCCGTACATCAAGCGCATACTGGCCGAGCATCCGAACGTCGAATACGACATCTGGAACCTCGCCCGCGACCCCAAGGACGCGGAGCATCTGCAAACCATCACAGGGGAGCGGATCACCGTCCGCAACGACTTCCACGGCGGATGCCATTGGACCGGCTTCAACAAGGTGTGGTGGCACTACGCCCAACCCGAGTATCAGGACTGTTTGTTCGTCAAGGTCGACGACGATGACGTGTTCTTCGAGACCGCACGATTCAGTGAACACCTCGAGGCGATAGACAACAACCGCGGCAGTGTTGTCTCCGCGCTGACCGTGAACAACGGCGCCTCAACATGGTTAGAGCCGTTGATTTGGCGCGGCTTCGAGAACCTGAACATCCCTTTGTTGGATGTGCACATGTCCGGCGACTACGCGGCCATGTCCCACGAGCATTTCCTGACCAATTGGCGGGATGTGACCGGTCAGCCCAACCAAGTCATCCCGACGACGGATTGGTTGTCGATCAACTGCATCGGACTCGACCACCCCACCCTGAAACGCATCGCGGACCTACTGGACGCGCCGTCGCCTGCCCATATCGCCGGCAGGGATTGGCCGCCCGGTTTCAAGATCGGTGACGAAGGTGCAGCCAACATGCAGCCCCGAGTCATCCACAGAGGGTTTGTGGTGTCGCACCTATCGTTTGGACCGCAGCAGCTCCCCGATGAGACATGGGACCTACTGCGCAGGGGGTACGCCAAGGTCGCAGGGGAGTACCTGTGAACATCGCCGTGATCATCCCGTTCCGGGACCGCGGTAAGGACCCTCTAAGGCCCGCGAATCTGCGACGCGTCCTGATGGGCATGGAGGGGCTGTACCGCATCCACGTTGTTGATGACGGCCGCTCAGGCTATGAGTCGTTCAACCGATCCGCCGCATATAACCGCGGTGCCGACATGGTTGACGCCGACGTGCTTGTCTATTGCGAATCAGATCTGCTGGTCGACGCTCTCCAGATTCGGGAAGCGGTCGCGCTGGCTTCGTCGGCGCCAGGTTTAGTCGTTCCGTTCTCACGCTTCATGGCCATTACCCCCGAGGACTCGGTTCGCGTCCGGGACCTTGAGTTAGAGCCCGAAGAAGCTGTATCGCATCAGGTCCGAGGCGACCGTCAGTCGATCGGTGCCGTCAATGTCGTCTCCCGGGAATCACTCTCACTCATCGGCCAGTACGACGAGTCGTTCGAGGGTGCCTGGTATGACGACGACGCGATGTGCCGAGCGTTTGAGGTGTGCTGCGGCCCAACCCGCTTCATCGACGGACCGGGATATCACCTGTACCACCTACCTGGCGCCAGTGGCGATCATTTGACCGCGGCTGATCGGGCCGCCACTGAACGCAATAAGGCCCGCTACCAGCTTTACCGGCAGGCCACAACACCTGAACGTATCCGCGAACTCACCGCAGGGGGTGTGTGATGGCCGACCATCTCATCACCGGCCCTGACGGCACCCAATACACCTTGGCAGAGTGGGTGAACTCCCACATCGTCGGAACTTTCGAGCAGATGCTCCCCGGCGGGAAGACCCGCAAGGGCGGTGCCTGCTCCTGTGGGTGGCGCACCCCGCCTTTCGATCCTATCGGTGACCGCGCTAGAGCGATGGCCGATGAACATAAGCGTCTAGAAGACCTCGCTGATGAGATGCGAAGGGAGAACGGGTAATGGCAGCCTTCGTGTACTTCACTGTGGCCGACACCTATCAGGCCATCGTCTCTGATGGGTCCGATGAGGGTAGCGAGCCGGATCTGAAGATGATTTCCGGCACTGTCACTTTCACACCTTCGGTGAAGGAAGTGCTGGCCACCATCTCCGATATCCCCACCACGGTGCGTTTGGAGCCGATCATTGGCCGCATCGAGGAAGACGGTGTGCTGAAGACTCTCGATTCCACGCCGGGTGTGAAGCTGCTCGCCAACACCGAAGCCATCGGGCCCCTGCCCGAGCTGACGTATCGGGTGGACTTCACGAACGTGGTCTACAACCGCAAAACCAACCAGCGCATCGAGCCGTTCCGGTTCGCCGCCGCCACAAGCGCCACCACACTGCGCTTGTCTTCGGTTGAGCGCCTGCCTTTATGAGCGCCACTGAACATGAATGCCTCTATCCAGAGGTGCGTGAAGGTAATTGGTTCCGAATAGCTCCGTGTGAAGTATGCGGGACGCTACCGCCGTATGAATGGATGATGGAGCGCATGCGGCGCGGTGGCCCACGTGAGAGCACGTGACTGATTACCGCATCGGCATAGTCGCCCATAACAAGCGGGCCGCTGCGGCTCACGAGTTGATGGAAGCAACTGGTGCGGCGTTCCTGTCGATAGACAACGGAACACTGGGGTGTGACAGGAACCATCGCCGCACTCTGCAATGGCTCGCCAGTAGCCCTACCGAGTGGGGTGTTGTCCTCGAGGATGACGCCATCCCATGCGGGGACTGGTCAACCACGTTGACGAATGTCCTAGATGCTTCACCGGCACCGATTGTTTCGTTCTATCTAGGTATCAACTACCCGAAGCATTGGCAGCCGAGAGTCCTGCAAGCCACTCAAGCCGCTGATGCGGCGGGTGCTTCGTGGATTGTGGCCGAAGGGTTCCTTCTCCACGCTGTGGGGTATGCGATACGTACCGAGTTGATCGACAGCGCACTAGATCACAACCGCTGGTTCCAGATGCCGGTAGATCAGGTACTCACAGACTGGGCACGCAACAACAACCACCAAGTCGCCTACACGTGGCCGAGTATCTGCGATCACGCCGATACGCCGACACTGTTCCAGCATCCCGACGGATCCTCACGCACACTGCCGCGTGTAGCGCACAGATTTGGTGTCCCACAACAGACCCCGCGATCCGTCCTACTCTGCAACTAGAATGGAATCCCAGACCCATGAAACAGGGCATCCCAATTATCACTTCCGCCGCGTGCAGCTCAATCACCATCCCGCTGCACCAACCCGATGACCCGATCTATATGTGCGTGCTATCGAGTGCACGCGCAGTGAAGGTCACTTGGTGGCGGCGTCTACTTCTTTGGATTGGCCGCTGATGCCAGTCCTAGTGACCATCCCCGGAAGCACTGATAACCAAGGCTGGCCCTCCGCCACCCACTACGTAGTAGACCCACAGGCCGTGCTGCACGTATATAACGGCGACAAGCTGATCACCTCATACAAGACATGGGATCAGGTAGTAGTACAGGACGCGCTCACACTGAAGAGTGCAGTTGAGGCCACGTTCAGTACTTACGACGATGACGCTGTAGTAGAGCTCAATGCCAAGAGCGCTTAGAGCACGGATGCCCGTTATTGGCTGCAGGTGTGGAGACTGCACGCAGCTTGATGTAGTCCGTGACTGGTGGTGGTGGAACATCTTCCAGCGCTGGGTCACATTCCGATACGAGCAGCGCAATGGGCGTACACAGACCAAATATCCGTGGGGTTTCTACTGCCAATGATCCAGTACTGCTGATGCCGCGAGCCCCAAAAGTCTGCACCTTCAAGGACTGCACCACCCTTGTCTACAACGGACACCGCTGCCCTACACACACCACTCATGGCTGGGGTAAGGGCAACCCACGCACCAAGACACCAGAGCACGAAGCATGGCGTAAAGCCGTGCTAGACCGCGACCACTACCGCTGCCGCATCCAATACCCAGGCTGCACAGGCAGAGCAGGCATAGCTGATCACATCACCGCCACCAAATTCGGCGGAGCACCGTACGACATCACCAACGGCCAAGCCGCATGCCGCCCCTGCCACGACAAGAAGAGCGCAGACGAAGGCAATACTGCACAGGGCCATCAGGTTAGACCCCGCTGATAGTCACCGTCCGCTAGTAAGATCAGAAACATGCAATGGCCCGTCCTAATCACCTGCTGGGTACTGATACTCAGCCTATGGATAGCCGACACTGCCCCGGTTAGGCGCTTCTACACCAAGACGCGCCCAGGCAAGTTCCTCACCAACACCTTCAACTGGATGCGCAAACTGTTCGTCAGGCTCGGCGTCAACTAGCCCCCAGGGGGCACCCCGTACCCCCATCGCACGCCGCCACGGGCCGAAGCTGCTCTTTCCGGTCCGTACGGGTTCCCACAGTTTTAGTCCCGCAACGGGGCGCTCACCTTTGTTCCCGAAACGGGAGGTTGTTTGATGCCTGGACCTACTCCTAAGGATCCGAGTGTTCGTGCGCGGCGGAATAAGTCGGCCACCAAGGCTGTGTTGTCTGGTGATCACGATGTTGAGACGCCGCCGTTGCCGGATGAGATTGCGTGGCATTCGATGACTAAGCGGTGGTGGGCTGATATCTGGTCGTCGCCGATGGCTCCAGAGTATGCGGAGTCTGACATCAACGGGTTGATGCGTGTGGCGATGCTGTACAACGATTTTTGGCTGGCTGAGACGCCGAAGGAGCGGGCCGAGATTCAGGTTCGCCTCGAGAAAGCTGATGCCGACTACGGAACAAACCCTATGGCTCGGCGCCGGCTGGAATGGCAGATCGAGCAGTCGGAGGATTCGAAGGCGAAGGGGCAGAAGCGGCGTCCGCCCGCGACCCCACCGCCTGAACCCGGTACCGATCCGCGGCTCAAGCTAGTCCAGTAATTCCGCTATGGCGGTTCTGATTGTTCCGCCGCTCGACCTGTCTTACCCGACACTTGGGGCGCAGGTGTGCCAGTTCATTGAAGAGCGGATGGTGTTCGGCCCCGGATCCTTATCAGGTCAGCCGGCGCGGCTCGACGATGAGAAGCGCGGCATCATCTACCGCCTCTATGAGATCTACCCGCAGGGGCATCGGCTTGAGGGGCGCCGCAGGTTTCAGCGTGGCGCCATTGAGGTCCGCAAGGGTCTCGCGAAAACCGAGCTCGCCGCCTGGATCGCCGGTTGTGAGCTGCATCCGGAGGCGCCTGTCCGGTGTGACGGGTTTGATGCGTATGGGAATCCGGTTGGGCGCCCCGTGGAGTCGCCGGTCATCCCAATGATGGCGGTCACCGAAGAGCAGGTCGAAGAACTTGCCTACGGCGTACTCAAGTACGTGCTGGAGAACGGCCCGGACGCGGATCTGTTTGTCATCACCAAAGAGAAGATCATTCGAAAGGGCTGGAACGGCACCGAAGACGGATTTGTCGTCGCAGTGTCTAACGCCCCCGGTTCTCGTGACGGTGCGCGGACCACATTTCAGCACTTCGATGAGCCGCACCGCCTGTTTATGCAGCGGATGCGAGACGCACACGAAACGATGCTGCAGAACATGCCGAAGCGGCCCCTCGAGGATCCGTGGACCTTGTACACGTCTACCGCAGGGCAGCCGGGGCAGAACAGCATCGAAGAGGATGTGCTCGCCGAAGCGGAAGCTATCGCCAAGGGTGAGGTAGACGATCCGAGCCTGTTCTTTTTCCGTCGCTGGGCTGGGGATGAGCACCGCGACCTCACCACGGTCGAAAACCGCATCGCCGCCGTCGCCGACGCCACGGGACCAGTAGGGGAGTGGGGCGTCGGCCAGTTTGAGCGGATCGCAAAGGACTACGACCGCAAAGGTGTCGACAAAGCCTACTGGGAGCGGGTCTGGCTGAACCGGTGGCGCAAATCCGGCTCACAAGCGTTCGACATGACGAAAGTTGAAGCCCTCAAGCTCAATCCGGACGGGAAACCGTGGGGACCTGTGCCGGATGGGGCGTTTGTTACAGCCGGATTCGACGGTGCGCGCTTCCGTGACGCTACAGCGCTGACCATCACCGATATTTCTACGGGCCGCCAGATGCTCCTGGGCTGTTGGCAGCGCCCTGAGAATGTCGAGGACTGGGAAGTCCCCGAAGACGAAGTAACAGACCTCGTTACGGACATGATGTCCCGATACGAGGTGTGGCGCATGTACTGCGACCCGCCGCATTGGACCGAAACGGTCGCATCCTGGGCCGCTAGATACCCAGATCGGGTTGTTGAGTGGCATACGCAGCGGAAAACGCCCATGGCAGCCGCCGTCCGGGCTTATGTCGAGGCGATTGACTCCGGAATCGTCACCTACGGGTCGAACCGGTGGATTGACACCCTGATTCAGCACATGGGGCACGCCGGAAGGCGTGAACTCAAGCTACTTGACGATCAGGGCGAGCCGATCTGGATCCTCCAGAAGCAAGACGGACGCCTGGAAGACAAATTCGACGCCGCAATGGCCGCTGTACTGTCCTGGACCGCCTGTGTAGATGCCCGCCGCGAAGGCGCGCAACCAAGACCCAAATCTTATGTGCCGAGGCGCATCTACTGACCAAAGAAGGGAGTCTCGTGGCGTCAACACCAGAAGAATGGCTCCCTATCCTGTCGAAGCGCATTGACGACAACATGGCCCGTGTGCGCCTCCTGGACCGATATGTATCCGGCGATGCACCACTACCGGAGGCGTCTAAGAACACCAGAGCCTCCTGGAAAGCGTTCCAGCGTGAATCCCGCACCAACTGGGGGATGCTGATACGGGATTCGGTGGCAGACCGGATCGTCCCGAATGGAATTACGGTCGGCGGCTCGTCGGATTCGGATATTGCCAAGCAGGCGCAGCGGATTTGGCGAGACAACCGCATGGACGCCATCGCCAGGCAGTGGCTCGAATACGGCCTTACTTTCCGTGACTCGTTCTTGACCTGCTGGCAGGGTGACAACGGCGCTGTCATCACGGCGGATTCGCCAGAAACCATGTGCGTCGCAGCAGATCCGCTACAACCTTGGCGGGTTCGCGCAGGCATCCGATACTGGCGCGACATCGACGAACAGAAGGACTATGCGCTCGTCTGGGTAAATGGTGCGCGCCAAAAGTTCTCCCGCGACTGCTACGTACCAAACATCAACTCAAAGCGCCTCCTGTCTCGCATATCCGGTCAGTGGGATCCGGCGGGACCACTCATTGAAACCGCAGGTGCCCCACCGATCGTCGTGTACGCAAACCCGGGCGGCCAGGGCGAGTTTGAGCCCCACATTGACATCATCAACCGCATCAACCGCGGAATTTTGGAACGCATGTCCACCATGGCGATTCAGGCATTCCGCCAGCGGGCTCTGCAGTCGGATCTGAACAATCCACTGCCGACAACCGACGAGCACGGCAACGCCATCGATTACGCCGCCATATTCGAGCCCGCACCAGGCGCCCTATGGGACCTACCCCCCGGCGTGAAGATCTGGGAGTCGCAGACAACCGACATTATGCCGATGCTGAATGCGTCCAAAGAAGACATCAGACAGCTCTCCGCGGCCACAAAGACCCCCTTGCCGGTACTTATGCCAGATAGCGCGAATCAGTCCGCTGAGGGCGCTCTGAACACCGAGAAGGGCTTCATTTTCAAGTGTGATGCACGCCTTGCGGTTGCAAAGCTCGGGCTGGAAGCGATTTTGGTCAAGGCGCTCGAAACTGAGGGTGTAACGGACATCCCGACCGTGGATGTCTCGTTTGAATCCCCAGCTCGCGTTACCTTGTCCGAGAAATACTCTGCCGCGGCACAGGCTAAAGCCGCTGGGGAGTCGTGGGGATCGATCGCACGGAACATCCTCAACTACTCGCCCGACCAGATCAACCAAGACGCCCTGGATCGCGCCAAAGAGCAGCTGTCATTGTTCGGCGCACAGAACCAGAATCAACCTCCTCAACAGCCAGTGACCGGTGGACCACGCTGATTACGCCGCCGCCGTCGCGGAACTAAGACGGCGGCTACTGGCCTACGCCGCAACAGTGTGGAGCCAAGTTGAACTAGACGATGCGGGACTGGAACGCCTCATCGAGTTGATGGCCCCAACCGTGTTGGCGGCCCAATTGCAGGTCGGGAATCTGACCTCGGTGTACTTCGCCGAAGTCGCCGGGGTACAAGCCATCCCAGCGGGGGGTGCGATCACCACGGCCCGCGGGGTTGCCCCGGAGGTTGTGTACGCACGCCCGGTAATCACTGCGCGTACCGCGCTCGCACGTGGAAAACCGGTGCAGCAGGCCCTCGCCGCGGGCGGGCGCCGTCTGCAGAACATAGCTGGAACCGATTTGCAGATGGCGAAAGTTCGCCAATCTCAGAGATCGTTAGAGCACAGCGGCAGGCAGTACTTCCGGCGCGTACCCACGGGTGCTGAGAACTGCGCTATGTGCCTGATTGCCGCAACGCAGCGCTACAAAACTAAGCGGCTGATGCCCATCCACCCAGGATGCGACTGCAACATCGCCCCACTCTCACCTAGAGAGTCGGTCAGCCAAGTTATCGACCAGAACATGCTCGAAGCCACCCACACGCAGGTGAAAGCCTTCACCGACCTGCAGGACCGCGGCGGACGAGCCCCCGACTACCGCAAGCTGCTTGTCACGCACGAGCACGGCGAGGTAGGCCCAGTGATCGGATGGGCCGGACAACAGTTCACCTCCAAATCCGATCTGTAAAAGACTTCCCCCACAAGGGGGTTCGCCCGAACGGGCGCCAACCAATGCGCAACGCAAAGGAAAAATCACATGTCTGATGTGACCCCGAATGACATGCCGGGAGCCGTAACGGAACCGGGCGAACCCACTCCTGAAACTAAGCCGGAAGCCCCCCAAAACGAGGTTTTCACGGCCGAAGAGCGACAGGAGCTAGAGAAGCTTCGCGCAGCCCGCGTAGAGGAACGACGCTGGGAAAAACGTGCGAAAGAAAACTTCGACGACGCCAACAAATGGCGAGAACTCCTCGAAAAGACTGGTGCGGATAAGAAGTCCGATTTCGACCCGAGGGCCGAAATCGACAAGATCCGAGCAGAACTCACCTCCGAACGCACGGAACGACTGCGCACAGAGGTAGCCCGCACCACTGGCGTTGACCCTGACGACATCAAGGGCAACACCGAAGAAGAGATGCGCGCATCCGCTGAACGCTGGCAACAGCGCTTCAATGCGCGCCTCGAAGAGGCCATGAAGTCGAAGACTGCACCGGCGGCAGCACCGGCAGCCGAGGTCACCACAGACACAAAAGTCACTGGGCCGAAACAAATCACGACCCACGACGAACTCAAATCCCTGTCCCCAGCAGACCGGATGGCCGCCTACAAAGACGGACGTCTGGACGAGCTGATGGGCAAGAAGTAACTCCCGAAAGGAGTAGTCATGGCTATCACCAATTTCATCCCCGAGCTATGGAGCGCAGCGCTGATGGAGCGCTGGAAGGCGGAGAACGTCTTCGCCGCCCTGGTTGACCGTCGATACGAAGGTCTCGCCACCAAGGGCAACACCGTCCACATCACCGGCGTCGTCCCCCCGACCGTGAAGGACTACAAGGCCGCGGGCCGACTCACCTCCGCAGACGCGATCACCGACACCCGAGTTTCGCTGTCGATCGACCAGGAGAAGTCCATCGACTTCTACGTCGATGACATCGACGAAGCGCAGGCAGCCGGCTCGCTGGAGGACTACACCAACGCTGGCGCCGACGCCCTCGTAGCCGACTCCGACCAGTTCATCGCTAACCGTCTGGTCGCGGACGGCAGCAACCTCGCTTACTCCAGCCTCACGACTGGCGACGGAGCATTCAACGTCATTCGTGACGCAGTGGTAGCGATGAACAAGGCCAATGTCCCCAACGCCGGCCGTGTCGCGGTTATCAACGCCGCCTACGCCGGTCTGCTGCAGGGCGCCGACTCGAAGCTCACCAGCTTTGAAAAGGCTGGAGACAACAACGGCCTGCGCAACGGCACCATCGGGCAGCTTTTGAACGTCCGAATCGTGATGTCGAACAACCTGCCCGAGACCGACTCGCCACAGGCCGTCTTCTTCCACCCGACCGCCTACGCGTTCGTGTCGCAGATCGACGAGATCGAAGGCATGCGAGCGGAGAACAAGTTCGCCGACCGTGTCCGTGCGCTGCACGTGTACGGCGGCAAGGTCGTTCGCCCCACCGGCGTTCTGGTCTTCAACGAGCTGGGCAGCTAGTGCTGGCATCTCCCGCTGACGTCGCCGCAGCCCTAGGACTGGCCGACGAGAACGAGCTCACCGACTCCCAGCAGGCCCGTGTAGAGGGCCTACTGGAGAGGGTGTCTCGAGTGTTTCAGCGGGAGGCTGGCCGCACCTTCACCGCAGGTTCGGTGACCGTGCGCGCGCACATCGTGGACGGACGGGTACACCTACCCGACCCGCCCACCGGTGCAAGCGTCACGGTCACCGACCTCGAAGGTGAATCCATCGACGGTGTAATCGAAGACGACTACGTGAACGTCACCCGTAACGGGTGCCGCATTCCCACCGGGGAGATTGTCTACGTCGAGTACACCCGCGATGAACCACCGGCTTCCGTGGTTTCGGCTGTAGCGGCGATCGTTGCACGAAACCTCACTGTCGAACCCGGATCGGTGGAGTCGCAGTCCACGGACATCACTGCTGGCGCCGACTATCGGCAACGGCTAGCGGATTGGGTTTCATCGACCGCCCTACTGACCAGAGATGAGCTGGCTGAGGCGCGAAGCTACCGCTACCCCGTCCCTAACGTGATCATCCACCGCCTGTGAGCTTCCAGTCGCTCGCCCGAATCCCGGTGACACACACTCCCGTAACGGGAGTCACCCAAGACGGTATGGGCAACGACGTACCCACCTTCGGCACGCCAGTGTCAAAGAAGGCGTACTCATTCGGCACCCACAGGGCCGAAAACCTGGATGGGCACACATCGCAAGATGTCGCGGAGCGCGACCTAGCCATCCCGCCCCTAGCGGTCAGTCTGATGGACCGCTTCACTGTCAACGGTGTGACGTACGAAACCGTCGGTGTGCGTGATCAAACCGGCGGATTCCACGGCTGGAAACCGGGCATCGTTGTCGAGCTCAAAAAGGTGACCGGCTGATGGCCAAGCTCAAGTTCAACAAGAAGAACTGGAACGCCACCGTTCGGAAAATAATCGACACCGACGGCGTAGAGCGCATGCAACGCGTCGCCGACGCCTGCAACCAAGGCTTAGAGACCGACGAAGCCCCCGGATACAGGGTCTCCACCGAAGGCGATGAGCCACTATCCAAGCGCGGATATCGTGCCACCGTCATCACCGCCGAAGTGGAATCCATCGTCGACAACGCCGAAAACAACACCCTCGTAAGGAACCTACACCTCGCAGGAGGTGACTAAATGTTCCCCTACGCACCAAAAGTTGTCCGCGACTACCTCGCGGCCCAAACAGGTATACGGGTATCCGGTGACGTTCCCACCAACCGCCCGAACCCACTGATCACCGTCAGCTCTGTGCCGATAGGGCCAGAACTTGAAGGTGTGAAACAACGAATTCTGTCGAAACGACGCCTGATCATCCAATGCTGGAACACAAGCGAAGTCACCGCAGGCGAGCTCGCCGAGCAAGTACGAGACCTTCTTCTGCAGGCCCCGTATGAACACATCGGCATACGCCGCGTCAACATCGTCGGCGAACCAGCCAAATGGAATGAGCCTGTAACAGGTTCTCCGCGTTTCCAACTCACGGTAGACGTGCTTCTGCGCGCTACCTAAACACCCTTTCTGGTCCCGGCTGCACCGTGCCTTGAAAGGGGCAAAATCATGGCGTCTGACGTCAAAAATGTTTACGCTGCCGAGCCTTTGGCGACCGGGTCATGCCTTGTTGCACCCCTCGGCACCACACTCCCCACCACAGTGAGCGCAACCCTAAATGTTGCGTTCGTCGACCTCGGATACATCGGCGAAGACGGATTCACCGAGACCATGGAGCGCACGACCGAAGAAAAGAAAGCCTTCGGCGGCGACACGGTCAAGGTTCTGCAGACCGAGTACAACCACACCTTCCAGTTCGTTCTCCTTGAATCACTCAAGGGTGATGTCCTGAAGGCGATCTACGGCGAGTCCAACGTGACGATCACTCCGGCTAACGGTTCCCACGGAACCCAGGTTGCGGTCAAGAAGAACTCGAAGAAGCTCCCGCACATGTCGTGGGTCATCGACACCACTGACACCGAGCTGGATGCCAAGTACCGCAACGTCATCCCCGATGGACAGATCACCGAAGTCGGTGACGTGACCATCGTGCACTCGGACACCATCTCCTACGAGGTGACTGTCAAGTGCTTCAAGGATGCGGACGGCAACTACGTCTACCTGTACACCGACGACGGTCAGGTAACCGGCTCATAGCCCCGGCGGGGCTTGTTCTTCTGATGCAGCCGGGACCGCAGGCCCCGCCGGTCTAACCGGCTGCGCTAACAATCACCGAAAGGCTGCAGATGTTCGTCTACAAATTTGAACTCGGCGAAGGCGATGAAAAAGTCGAGCACACAATCGCTTTGAAGCCATTCGACCAGATACCTACAGGCGTGCTGCGAAAGAACCGGGACGACGCTGAGGCGGGAATGTGGGCGATGTTCGAATGGGCGCTGACCGAAAAGGATCTGGAGCTGTTCGACCAGATGCCAGCCAAGAAGGTTAATGAGCTGATGACCGCTTGGCAGAAGGATGCCAACGTCGACGCCCCAAAATCCTAGCGCTTCTAGCGCTCATTGATGAGCATCGGGACGCGCTAGAAGCCGACCTACTCAACGCAGGTTTCCGGTTACGGCACTGTCCTTCACCGGAATTCACGTGGCGAGACCTGCATGTGTTCGTGATGTTCCTAGATCGTAAATCCAGACTGTTTCAGCAGCTACATCCAGACAAGGCCGATTGGACATTGACCAACCGGCTCCTAGCGATGGTTGTCAACTGCCTGCGCCTACTCCTGTGGTCGAAGTCCAAAGACGGTCAAAAGAACCGCAAGCGGCCATCGATGATCGGCCCGGACATGCAAGACAAGAGCTCGGAACGTAAGGGCTCAAATGTGAAAGCCGCACCGCTGTCACGGATCAAGGCGGCACTCGGGCGCGGTGACGATCTGGACGACAAGAGCAGGAAACTGCGGAATGTATTTGGGAGGTGAACTGTGGCAACTGAACTCGCGGCAGGATACCTATCCTTAACAGTTAAGTACAAAGAAGCCCAAAAGGGCATCGGCGCACTCTTTGACAACGCCCAAAAGCAGGCGCTGAAGTCTGGCGACAAGGCCGGAGCGGACTTCTCGAAGGCCGCGTTGGCGTCTGGCGCAAAGTGGAACTCTGCGAGCAAGTGGTGGTCCCCCTTTACGCGGGGGGCCGCAGCTGAAGGGCAGAAGGCTGGCCAGCAGTTCACTCGCGGTGCGGAATCGGCAACCTCACGCGGCCGGGTCACCTCGTTGTTCTCGGGTGCCGCACGTACCGCTCAGGTAGAGGGGACGGCTGCTGGATCACGCTTTGGCGAGGGATTCAAGTCGGCACTGAAAGCTTCCGGGGTTGTTGCCGCAGCCGGCGCCTTGGCCGTGGGGTTCAAGGCTGCGATAACTACCGGCGTCGATTTCGAGCGGACCATGAACACCCTCTCGGGCGTCACTGGCGCTACTGCGGATCAGATGGGCCTACTTCGTCAGCGCGCCAAGGATCTTGGTAACGACGTAAGCCTGTCCAGCACGTCCGCTGTCGACGCATCCCAGGCTATGACCGAACTGGCCAAGGCCGGTTTCACTGTCGAACAGTCCATGACTGCAGCCAAGGGCACTCTGCAGTTGGCTGCAGCGGCACAGATCTCAGCCGCAGAAGCAGCAAAGATTCAGGCCAACGCTCTACAGGTCTTCGGCCTGAACGCCGATTACGCGGCTAAAGCCTCAGACGTTCTAGCGAACGTCGCAAACGCTACTTCGGCCGACATTACCGATGTAGCGTTCGCGATGCAGGCCGGTGGCTCTGTGGCGTCCCAGTTCGGCTTAACCCTGGAAGACACCGCTGCCGCGATCGGCATGCTGACAGCGAACGGCATCAAGGGCTCCGACGCGGGCACCCTGCTAAAGGCCACCCTGCTGGCGCTGACTGACCAGTCCAACCCCGCCCAGGGTGCGATTGAAGAACTTGGCCTAACCGTGTACAACGCGAGCGGCCAGTTTGTCGGCATGAGTTCGCTATTGGGGCAGCTGGGTGAAGCCGCAAAGCGTATGACCCCCGAGATGTACCAGGCCGCCACCGGAACACTCTTCGGCTCCGACGCGGCCCGCCTAGCCGGTGTTGCGGCAAAGGAAGGCAGCGTGGGGTATGACCGGCTCCGTAAGGCCGTCGACAGGCAGGGCGCCGCAGCAGATCTAGCCGCAGCGCAGAATCAGGGACTACCCGGCGTTATTGAGCGGATGAAGAATGCTGTAGAGACCGCCTCGATCACATTCTTTGAGCTCATTGACGGGCCGCTGCAGTCGGTCGGCGATGGATTGACGGGCTTTGTCAACACGATGCAAACAGCGTTTGCGTCAGACTCGGTCAAGCAGGCCGCATCAACCCTCGGAACCGTGATCGGTGGGCTGGGCAAGGCAATTGGTGAGATTGCCGAAAATGTTGGCCCCGGTCTGATTTCGGGGATAAGTGGAGCGGTCAACCTGTTCGAGCGGTTTAAGGCCGTCATCATCCCGCTGGTTGCTGGGTTTGTGGCCTACAAGACGACCGTCCTGGTTATTATCGGGATCACCAAGTTGTGGGCTGCCGCTCAGGCGATCCTCAATATCGCATTGACCGCCAACCCGATCGGCTTGATCGTGGCCGCTATTGCGGCACTCGTCGCCGGTGTCATCCTGGCATACAAGAACTCTGAGACATTCCGCAAGATCGTCCAAACCGCCTGGGCCGCCATAAAAACAGTAGTTGGCGTGGCGTGGAACTTCCTAAAGACCGTGTTCGCGGCGATGAAACCCGCCTTTCAGGCGATCGGTACCGCCGCGATGTGGCTATGGGAGAACGCCATTAAGCCCGCCTGGGAAGGGATTAAACAAGTCATCGGCTTAGCGTGGGAAGTCGTATCGGACGTCTTCAACAACTGGGTGCGCGTTGGCAAGATTGTCGGCGAAGGCGCGATGTGGTTGTGGAACAACGCCATCGCGCCCGCTTGGGAGGGCATCAAGACGGCCATCAGCGCCGCATGGGACTTCGTCTCCCCGATCCTCGACAAGTTCCAGGCCGGATGGGATGCCCTTAAGTCCGGCATCTCTGGTGCGGCAAGTGCGATCAAAGACGCTGTCACATCTGCATTCTCAGGACTGGCTGCGGTCATTAAGGCGCCCCTGAAAGCCCTAGGCGCTTTCTTGTCGGCTATCCCCACTTCGGTATTCGGGTTTGAGGTTCCCGGAGCTGACAAACTCAATCAGTGGGGTAAGTCCCTGCAGGGGTTCTCCGGCGGCGGCCCGGTGCGTGGCCCCGGAACGGGTACCTCCGATTCGATCCTTGCGTGGCTATCCGATGGCGAGGGCGTCGTCACTGCCAAAGGCATGAACAACGGCGGCGCGGGAATTGTCGCCGCACTCAACGCCGGATGGGTCCCCTCGGCCTCATATCTGCGGGACATGATGATCCCAGGTTTCGCCGAGGGACTGAATCCTGGGGCGAACTACCTGCGGTCGATGGTGATGAAGCTGTGGCCGCAGATCTCCAATATTGGCGGGCGACGCTCCGAAGACGGATACGGGGAGCACTCGTCCGGAAACGCCATCGACATCATGATCCCCAACTACAACACCCCAATGGGCAAGGCGTTGGGCGATGCAGTCGCCGCATTCGTAGTGAAGAACGCACAAGTACTTGGTCTGGACGGGCTCATCTGGCGGCAAACTAGCTACGGCTACGGCGGTTCACTTACCGAAGGTAAGCCGATGTCCGACCGGGGCAGCGACACCCAGAACCACATGGACCACCTGCACGTAATGCTCGGCAAGGGACGTGGATCTGGCGCAGCCGCAGTCGGATTGCCCGCAAGCTCGGTGTCACTACCCGGCGCATCAGGCTCAGTTTCCCCACTCGGATTTGGAAGCGGATCGTCGGGACAAGGAGCGTCATCAAAGCAGGTTCGCGAAGCAGACGACCGCATCGATGACCTCTCCAACCGTCTCGACGTTACAGAGCAGGAACTCGCAGACCTCGAATCCAATCCGAAGGCTAAGGAGACCACGAAGCAGCGCAAGCGCGACATGGTCGAGAAGCTCAAGCGCGATCTGCAGCAAGCCAAAGATGACCGCGCCGGGCTAGACCTACAAGGCGGTGGATCAGGCTTCGGTGGATCGGCCAACAACCCGATCGCGAAGATTTCCGAGGGCCTCAAGGAACTGATGCCAAACTTCGGTGAACTCGCCGACACTGGGGTGGGCGGACTGACGGAAACGCTACTTCCCGACGGTTTCTCAAACCCGATGGACTGGGGCATATTCAAGGCCGGATCCACGCTCCTCAAATTCTTCGGTGGGCTCCGTAAGGAATCGGACGGCTCTCCGCTCTTGGGCGAAGGCGGGGCGGCATTCGCAAATATCGCGGGTGCCGCAATGGGCGGATCAGGAAGTGGTGTCGTAGATGCCATCACCGGCCTACTGCCACAACCGTTTGGCGGCGGCATGGCACAGCCCGGCGACTTCCAAGGTGGAAACCAGCTGGGGCGTCCAGGCATGGATCCTGCTGCGGCATTCGTGCCCGGCCAAAACCCCGGCACCGGCGGTGGCCCCACTGACCAGTCCACGAACGTCAACTTCAACGGACCCGTCGGAGCCAATGCCGGGGATGTAGTCAACAAAGTCAACGACGGCTACAACTCCAACTGGCGCCGCAACTTCGGTACTGCACGAGTGGGGGCGCCCTAGATGGCTGACTTCAACCTCCACGGCATCCATAAGCCTCCAACCGAGGACTTCTACGGCCTGCCTGAGTATTTGAAGGCGACCAAAATGAAGGTCGTCTATATCGGAGTGCCGCACCCCTCCACGGGCAAGCGGTTGATGTGGAACCTTGCTGGCACAAACGAGGGTCGCGAAGGGGTTATTCTCGCCCCCCAGCTGTCCGGGATGATGCATGTCCCGTTCGAGCAGCTGATGTCTGAAGGCCCCTACACGATCGGCGCCATTCCTGAGCGGGTGGACTGGAAGAAGCGGGAGATCAACTTCGGGGTTCACATCAATCCGGATGTGGCCCCGTGGATCTCCCGCAACGGAGAGGTCATCGACAACCCGTTCCGGTACCGAATCCTTGAGGATCGCTGGTGGGGTTCCTGGTCCGCGAAGGAGGACGGATACCTCGGGGTATGGACCCGCACCCATGGGTGGAGATTCCTGCGGGTTCGGTTGGCCTCTGATCCCAAGACAGCTTTCACGCTGGATCCGACCGCCATGGGGAACAACTTCATGACCTGGGATATGACGATCGTTGCCGTCCAACCGTATTGGGCGAAGCGCTCCGAGTATTCAACATGGAAGAACACGATCGACACCTCCACGTTGTGGGATCAGATCGAGGACCTCCTGAACGAGTTCATCCCCGGTCTCGACGTGGGCGAGGGTGTGATCACTGTTCCTAACCGCGGTGATCAAGCCTCCTACCCGAAGTTCATTGTGTCCTCGCCAGGTAAGGCGTGGATACAAGAGGGCGATAGGTGGGTTCAGCTTCCGCTACTTACCCCGCAGGACGGGTACGTGCTGGTGGACACAGACCCGAACGCTCGAACCCTCACCGCGTCAACAGATCCGGTAGATCCGCTGTTCTACAAGATTCTGCGGAACTCGCAGCTGCTGGACTTCCTTCTACATGACTTGTTTAGCTCGACGCTGCCGGTGTGGCGGCGCATGACGCAGTCATTCACCGACGCAAGTCTGATCCCGCCAAAGACAATCGCGAAGCTGAAGGTGCGCCACTCAAACGCTAACGGCTCCATTACGGCCATTGTGCCCCAACGCTACGGGATGGCTTACGCGTGAGTTGGTCGGTTGACCTCACCGGCATTTCATCTCCGCAGGAGATCCTGGACCGCATCATCGGCGCTACCCAGGCCCCGACTGTTGGTGACCCAATGTCTGCCTACCGGTACCTTGAGGGGCGGCGGCGCGCGCAGGTGGCCGAAACCAAACAGCGCCCCCTGCTGCGGTTGTGGGACAAGAACATGAAGCCCGTCGGCACGATCGCTCAAGAAAAGAGCGTGCGTGTCGAAGAGGTGATGGCAGATTCGGGCACGGGAACATGTGTTATCCGGCGAGACAACTGGCTGTCCAACTTCATCCTCTACGACCGCCGCGCCGAAGAAGACCTCCACTTCACCCTCGACCCGATCCCTACCAAGCGGTCGTACAAGACGCGTTGGGGCGGCAAGATCACCGGCGTCACCGCTAAGCGCTCTAACGACGGATTGCACACCGTCGAAATGGAGATGGTGCACAACCGCGAACACGTCAAGCATCTTCTGGCGGGTGCGAATCCGATCTTCCCTCCGGAGATCCAGTTCCCGAAGATGTTCGTGCTCCCCTGGAACTGCCGTACCGCCGTTTCGCTGACTATGTTCATCAACCTTGCGCGGCAGTACTTTCCGCTGCTGTCTATTCCGACGAACATCTTCAACCCGGGCGCATGGTTGGGGGTCGCGGACATCATCGGCGGCTTCGACCCGCTGCTATGGCCGGTGCAAGTCCAGTTCTTGAACCCGCTGTTTGATCAGTCCCGCACCACCATCCTCACTTCACGCTGGACCGACATTCACACCGTCACCGCCCCGCTACTGGAAGATGCGGGCTGCATGATCCGCGCCTACACGTGGCTCACCGAAGACGAAGAGTCCCCGCACCCTGAATTGGGGAAGCTGGCGGGTCAACTCGCACGCCCGCACCGCAACGCCGTCATTCTCGCGGTAGAGGACAAGTCCGGCGTCACTGGCCCCACCGGAACGCTACTGGACGGCCCGATAAATCTGATCGCCTCCACCGCGGACGACATGATCACCGAAACCCTCTCCAGTGTCATTGATCTGGACAAAGACAACGATGGGGAAACTGATCCGCTGATCCGCAAGTGGTTTGGTGTGGCACCAAAACCCCCGTGGGTTGTGTTCAAGGACGGCGAATACTCGGGGATCGTCGAGTCCCAGCGCACCATGCACGGCGCGACCGCGAAAACCATCATGATCGGTGGACGTTCTCCGGGGTGGGTGAACCAGCTCCAAACCTTCGGCATTAAGTACGCCTTGTCGCAGTTATCTGCCGTCATCTCATACGGTTTGGGTGCGTACCAGCAGCCTGGAACGCCAGGTTTGGAAGAGCTGTACCAAGGCCAGTTGGACGACACCCTCTTGGCGTGGCAGCGATTTACCGACCCCATCAGGGCTATCCGCATGGGCGACTTCGGGTTCCTGGAGCACTTCGAACAGGGCGGCGGCGGAACCGCGTACACCGTGTCCGGAATCTTGAACCTGCGTTCAGGGCACTGGAAGACAAGGGCATACACGAGCTTCAAGACCAGCATCCGAAACGGCACTCCATATCTACTGGACACCGATTTCACGCTAGGCGACCGTCTCGGGTTCCAGATGGGCAACGTCATCCACGTAGACCAGTGCACCGCGGTACGTCGGTCGTACGACGAGTCAAACCCCATGACTATCGAACTGTCGATCGGGGATGACTCCGAAGAAGAAGATCCAGTAGCCAAAGCCACCCGCACGCTCGCCGCGGTATGGGGATTGGTCGGCATGTTCCTGGGCTCAACGGACGTTTTCTGAGAGAAGGCAATGGAACTCAACGAGACAAACGCTTTCAAGAAGTTCACCGCAAAGCGCGAAGCCGAAGAAGCGGAAAAGCAGGAGATGCTCACCGCGTTCCACCAATTCCTTACCGACTGCCACTACCCGGTAGCCAACGACGGAACAGTAATGGACGCCTCCTACTGCGTCTCGATCATCGGATACCACATGGTTCGCCGAGGCTGGCGCCCATCAGCTACCCCAGTGATCAAGAAGCAGAAGGTTGTCGGACCTGGGGTTATCGAGGACGCCGTCAAATGGGTGCCCATGGACGCCCCCGACGATCCGCTGGAAAACCTAGAGAAGATGACCTTCGCTGAGATAGCGGCACTCCCAGAAGACCTCAAGGTAGAAGCGGCGCGCCGGCTCAACAAGGGCCGGTTCGATCACGACCTGCCCGAGCCGCAGCCCGCATGGCAGGTCACCCCCAACATTTCGATCACCGACGAAGAACCGTCCGGTGACGACTTTGTCAAGTAACCCGATTTCCCTCGTCAAACCCCTGCTACGGCGGGGGTTTTCGCATGTGAGGAGCAGCTATGCCCGATCCCGGTGACGCCGTATACCTGGGGAGTGTCCTAACCAACATGCACTTCTGGGGTGTTGTCTCGGACCTGGAAACCCCAGCGATGGTGACCGGCACTTTCGAGGTGGCCCAGAATGATGGCGCTATCACCTTGGATGCTTTGGTTGGCGCACAAGGTGTTCCGGGGGAGAACGCACCCATCGTCAAGATGCAGTACCAGTCGTCTATCGATGACCCCGATGATCTGCCCGACAACCTGACCGATGACGACGCCGACATCGGAAAAGCATGGTGGGTCGGGAACATCGTCTACCTGTGGGACGGGGAGCACTTCGTCCAGAAGCAGATGGGCACCCAGGGCCCCCCGGGGCCGTACCCCAACATTCACCCATCGATACAGCTGCTAGACCCTGACGACCCCGAACTGGAGTCGGAGATCATTGTCTCTGGCACCACCGCGGATCCGGGTTGGCTGTTCAAGATGAAGTGCCCCAAGGGGCCTCAGGGTGACAACGCCACCATCCGTGACGCCACCGACTATGACGACTCCACCGCACCCGCCACTGGTCAGGTGATCGCATGGAACGGCACAGATTTTGCTCCAGCCGACTTCAACCCGCTGGCAATGCGCGTCTACTCCCTTCCTGAGGCGTCATTCACCAACTTTAGTGGCATCACCACCCGACAAACCATCGCATCCTTCGCCGTACCCCCACAGGAATTTGACTGGCAGCCCATCGTCTTCGGGCACATCAAAGCGACCGGACTTGAGCTGGACGAAGACCCATTCATCATCGGCTGCGAGGTTCGACTCGGTGACCCCAGCTCGGGGCAGCTTGTGGGCCGCGGCTTCGGCAACATCTCTTCCTGGGCAACGATAATTCCGCACTTCTCATCAGTTGGAGACACCAGTAAGGCGATAAATCCAGACAATGGCGTTGCAGTGGTTCCTGGGTATCACACCGGGGCGACAGGGACTCTGTACGTCAACCTCTACAACGACGGTCCAACTGGCATTTACCAGTTCAACAAGAACAACGCACAGCTGACAGTCATGGTCGTACCCGTTTCTCCGGTGCCGGGTAGCTAGTGCCCAAGGCGTTTGACCGGAACTCTCCGGTTGCCGATTTCGATCCCAACAAGGCGATCGAGTTCAACCCACTCTCGGCGCTGCGTCAAAGCACGGAGATGTGGGAGACCATCCTCGGTGCCATCAAGGAGTTCGCGGAGAACCTCGTCAAGGAGCTGATTCAGAAGCTGCTTGGGCTTGCCATCGACCCAGGGCAGGCCATAGAAGAGCTTTGGGAACTGCTAACTGGATGGACTGAGAACATCCCGATTCTCGGCGACATCATCCAGATCATTGAGGATTTCCTGAACGGGAATCTGTTCGGGCACGACGGATTCATCCTGTCCAACCTCATCCCACTACTTTCGTTCAGCTGGATCACCGCAGAGCAGTCGAACCTGTTGATTGCCGGTAACTTCCAAGACGGCACGACGATCGCGGACAACCCGTACTGGTCCTGGGAATCTGGGGTAACGCACAGCGCCGACAGTTCCGGCAGTGTCAAGGTCACAGCGAACGGCACCAGTAAGGCGCTGCGGTCGAACGAGATCATCGTGAGCCCGACACAAACCATGTCGCTGGAGATGTGGCTGAAGTGGTCCGGATACTCGGGATCTAACACGCCAATCAAGTTGCAGCTGGTGGAGTTTGAGGGACGTGGCGCAAGTGCTGTGCAAGTCGGTATCAAAGACGTTGCCACGTTCAACCCGTTAACCAGCACGGGGGATTGGCGTCAACTAACCGGCAACTACACCGTTCCCGATGGTGTGCAGTCGGTGCGTGTGCGCATCTTGGTTACCAAAGACGCGGACACCGGAACGTTCAATTTCGATGACGGTATCGGCAAGAAGACCAACAAGATTCAGCAGAGCTGGATTGACGGTCTGTCAAACACTTTTCAGGAAGTGCTGTCCCGGTGGCAGCTGATCATCGACACCGTCGTCAACGGGATCACCGGTTCTAACAACGCCCTGCATTCCCTGGAAGACCTGTTCGAGGCTGTCACTCACATACCGTTGTTCAAGATCCTGGGATTCGGTGGCCCGGGGGATGCGAACACTACGTTCGAGGAGTTCCTGTCTCATCTCCTCGGGGGTATGCAGGGGTCTACTGACCCGAATTCCAATGGTGGGTTCGCAGACCTGTTTAACGTCGCCAAGCTGCTACAGACGGCCGCGGCGATGGGGGAGAGCGCCTTCCAGATCCTGAGCCAGCGTAATAACACCGGCGGCCTACTGCCATCCGGCCGCTCAAACTACGGCATCACCAGCATCAACACCACTCTCTCTGCCACTCAGAGTGCGTCACTAATTGCGACGATGCGGGTGCGGCGAGACATTGCCCTGGGGGTGGTGTCCTGGTTAGGTTGCGGCACCAGTGGGTTGACGGCGTTCTACGTCAACATCTGGAAACTCGACTCAGCTACCGGCGATTGGGCGCTGGTCCACCACTCGCCAAACATCCTGTCCGAGTTGACCGCAGGCTCAACACCAAACTGGACCTTCTATCAGCTCGACACCCCGTTGGATCAGATATCCGGCGAAGACTACGCCTACGAGCTCGTCCCCGTCGGGGGAACGCACAGTGTGCGGGGTATCTCGACTACAGACGACATTCCGGATCACCCGTTCGCGCAAGTTGTTGGTTTGGCCGCAACGCGGGACAACACCTCGTCCCCGAACTCACCGCCGTCGACTATCGCCAAGGCCAGCGTTGTTCGTTCCGGGAACATCCCGTGGATTGAGACGGCCATCGACACCGGAAACGGTGTGGGCTACTACGACCCAATCGGCGACTACGTAACCGAGTCCGGCACTGTCCCCATCCCGTCATGGTGCAACTTCGTTGATGTCGTCGCTGTTGGTGGCGCCGGTGGTGGCCAGATGGGGTTGACGCTCGGATTCCACGGCGAGTCCGGCTCTCCTGGCCTGTACAAGTCGGCCACATGGCAGCGGGGCATCCACTTCGGCGACGACACCGTCATGACCTTCACCAAAGGTGTCGGCGGACCGGGTGGACGTATCGGCCACGATGACGGCGAAAACGGCACGGCCAGCAGCTGGTCAATCCCCGACTACAGCATCACCGGCGAACCCGGAGTTGGTGGCACAGAGCTGCAGCTCGGATCCAACCCGATCGGTCGCGGCCCCGGAACCATCGAATACAAGGGCGAGAAGTACGTCGGCGGCGGCGACCAGAAAGTCCCCGGCGCCGATGGCGCGTCCCCTGCTGGTGGCGGTAACGGCGGCAATGGTCTGACGTTCCAGTTCGGCGGCAAAGGTGCTGACGGTAGGGGCTGGTATCGGTTCCGCCAGAACCCCCTTGAGGGCGAATCGATCATCGGCGGCCCGGGCCAAGTCTTGATCCCCAGCATCGAGTCCACGGCATCGCTGGGAACCCCCACCGTCACAGGTGGCTTGTCGCTGCTTTCACTCGAGGATCAGGCCGCCATCGACGCGATTGTGGCTGCGAACCTAACCGCCCCCGGCGCAACTTTGATGATCCAATCCCCGGACGGCTACTACGAGAAGGCGTACGGCAAGGTCTCCACCGCTGCAGGCGCGCGGAATGTGAACTTAGACGACCACTTCCGTATCGGTTCGTGCACGAAGTCATTCACGGCCACGATGATCCTGCAGGCAGTGGATCGCGGGTTGTTGTCGTTGGACGATCCGCTGGAGAAGTTCTTCCCCGGAGTTCCTGGTGGCGACAAGATGACTGTGCGGCACATGATTTCGTTGCGGTCGGGTCTATTCAATGAACAGGGCGACCCGGGCATGATGATCCGCTACTTCCTCTCCCCGGCTTCGGATTGGTCGGATCAGGACACGCTCGCGATCATGAAGCAGCACCAGCCGGCGTTTGAGCCTGGCTCAAGCTGGGCGTACGTCAACGCCAACTTCATCATCCTGGGAATGATCGTCGAGCTGGTCAACGGTCGCCCAACGCGTGACGTTCTACAAACAGACATTCTAGATCCACTGGGGTTGACGCAGACCAGCTACCCGACGAACGCGAAAATGCCTGAGCCGTACGCAAACGGCCACGCATACACAACTGGCATCTTTGGTGGCTGGGCTTGGCAGGATGCCACAGAGACGGGGCCGGGTTATGCCAGCTGGGCAGGTTCGATGATCTCTACCGTCCACGACTTGCTGTTGTGGGCCAAGGAATTGCGTGACGGGACCTTGTTGAGCCCGGAAATGCACGCCATGCGGACCGAATGCTACTGGCCCATTCCCTGGGGTAACGATGACCAGTTGACCTACTTCGGGTACGGGCACGGCATGTTCGAACTGGGCGAGTGGCGCGGGCATGGCGGGTCGTGGCGCGGCTACGAAGTGTCCGTCTACTACTTGCCGAACGGCACCTTGTTCGCGATGTGCGAGAACGCGCAGACCCCGACCGTTGAAGTCGAGGTGTCGATGATGTTCAAAATCGGCAAGTACCTCTACCCGGATTCGCTGACTGTTCCTGACTACCAGGTCAATCGGGTGTTCGGGATCAAATCCAGGGCATCGGTTGGTAAGCCGATCATCGGCAGTATCGATGTCAAGTTCGACAACAAGAGCACCGTCGGCACAAGCCAGTCCGCGATACCAGGATTCACTCTGGATCCGGAAGCGAACATCGCCTTCGGCTATCTGACAACGCAATCCGGAATTGACCTGTCTGTGGTGACGGCGAAAATCGGTGGCGCCACCATGAACAGGCTACCGGTCATGTCCAACGGATCTAACCAACTGGTGGTGTGGTGGCTGCTCGATCCACCCACTGGTGCGCAGTCGATCAACCTGATCGGCACACCGTATGGATCGAACTACGCAACAGGTGCAGCGTCCTACAAACTCGCAGCAGGCGCTGGCATCGGCACACCCGTAATCACCCAGGGCTACAGCGCATCCCCATCCGTGAGTGCGACCACAAACAGCCATGGCAGGATCGTCAACGCCTTCCTGTATGGCGGCCAGACCAGCGCCTACAACCAGACCGAACGCGGCCATCTAGACACCCAACCATTCGGTGCTGGCCTGATATTCGGTGACGCCCCAGGCGGTTCGGTGACATTCACGCAAACCCTCGCAGCAGCAGCCCCATGGATCGGTATCGCGATCCCCATCATCTCCAACGCGGAATAGGGAGAACCTCATGGTTAACGCTTTGTATGACAAAGCACGGGAGTCGTTCCTTATGGGCGACCTCGACTGGGAAACCCAGAACTTTAAAGTCGTCGGCGTTGACGCCACCTACACCCCCAACATGGCTACACACCAATATCTTTCGGACACCACGGGAGCTGTCTGCACATCATCAAACCTGGCCAGTAAGTCCTGGACCGGCGGTGTAGCTGACGCCGCGGATGTCACTTTCCCGACTGTCACTGGTGCCACGATCGTGCGTTGGATCGTCTACCAAGACACTGGCACTTCCAGCACGTCCCGGCTTGTCGCCATGTATGACACGGCATCCGGATTACCAACAATCCCGGATGGCACGAACATCACCGTGACATGGGACAACGGAGCTTCGCGGATGTTTCGCATCTAGCCATGGCAACTGGTTGGTGGGCTGAGACATTCAGCGAAACCACCGGGGGTGCGCTCACGCTCACTGGTGGCGCTCCGGATGTCCATGCGACGACTGGGGTTTACGTGTTCCCCCTGGGTGCCTCGCTGACCCTGACCGGATCAGCCCCCCCGGTGATTGGGCCACCCCTTCGCCCTACTGGGGCAGACCTGGTTCTCACCGGGGGGACGCCGAGTATCCGCGTCGCCAACGTCCTCACACCAGATGGCGCCAGCTTCACCATCACTGGGGGCACCCCGACGATCGTCCAGACCGACAACGACCTCATCCTGGCGACCGCTGGATCGCTTTCGGTTACCGGCAGTGCCCCAACGATCATCACCGGCAAGATCTTCCTCCCAACCGGCGCATCACTCACAGCCACAGGCGGGACTCCTTCACTCGCGGCCCGTTTCGTGCCCACCGGCGCAACACCCACCCTTACGGGCGGGCGCCCGCTGATAGACATCACCTACCCGCCGCCGACACTCCAGATGACTTTGACCGGCGGGCGACCGCTGATTGACCTGCGGGTGGTACCAGCCGGCGGCACTCCGGTCCTAACGGGCAGTGCTACCACCGTCATCCAGGGAATCATCGGCACCGCACCGACATTGACCCTCACCGCCGGAACACCACGGATAGTCGTCACTCTCGCACCCACAGGAGCTACACCAACGGTTACCGGTGGATCTCCTCTGATTGCGTTGCAAATCCCACCATCTGGGGCTTCGGTGACACTCACGGGTGGTACGCCGATCGTGACGAATGTATCCAATGCCTCCTATATTTCGTCTGCAGGTGCCGCGAGCAGTTCAGTGACTATCCCCACCCACTCCATCGGGGATCTGATTGTGATCTTCACACTCAACCCGTTCACGACTACGGCGCCGTCTGCACCTGCCGCAGGCGGAACGGTTCCGAGCTGGAACTATATCGACAACGCCAATAGTGGCAGCGGGTCAGGTTGTGCGACCGCCTATTTCAAGGCCACGGCAACGAACACAACCACAGGTTCGTGGTCGAATGCTTCGCACATTATTGCGGTAGTTGTCCGCAACCAGAATGCGTCTTCGCCGATTGGCGGCCACGCATCACAGGGCGGATCTAGCGCCACATCCACGGCACCCGCTGTGACCATGTCGCACACTGACGGGTCTTCGGTGCTGCTGCATTTCCATGGCCACTCCAGCCTGGGCGCGAGTGGATGGGATGCCGCACCAACGGGTTACACCCGCGGCGCCACCTCGGGCGCTGCTTTCGGGTCGGCCACAGCGCTGAACTACAAGAACATCACCACTTCTGACGGTTCCGTCGGCCAAACAGGCGGGCAGAACACAAGTTACGCGGCAGCCACCGTCGAAATCATCAACTAACGAAAGGGCACTACCTTGACCGCAGGAACCTGGACGTTCCCCAATGGGGCGCGCACACGACTTCTCAACGGAACCTTTGACATCGACTCGGACACATGGCGAGTCGCCCTCGTCACCTCTTCATCCAACATTGGCTCATCCACCACCACGTGGGCCGGTGTCACCAATGAGGTGTCACAGGCGAACGGCTACACCACGGGCGGTGTCGCGGTGACCCTGGCACTCTCGGGTACGACGAGCGTCACGGCGTCGTTCTCGAGCAACCCGACCTGGACGGCGTCGGGTGGCAGCATCACGGCACGCTGGGCTGTGCTCTACGAGCTTGGTGGTGACGTGCTTTGCTATGTGCTGCTGGACAATACACCCGCAGACGTGGTAACTACTGCAGGCAATTCGCTCACGATTGACGCCGATGGAAGCCCGGCCCCGGTCTTCACCCTCGCGTAACAACCCCACCTCCGAGGCCTCGCAAGTGCGGGGTCTTTTTTGTTGCCCGAAGGAGGTCGCATGTTCTCTCAACTACTGCGATACCCCGCCTTCTACGCCGCTGTAGCGGTGGCAGCGTTCGGGACCGGGGTGTGGCTCCGGTCCCGGCGACGCAAGGTGTTTGACCCGAGAGTGGGGGATATCTGATGCGTAAACGCATTGAACAGTGGTTGGCCGCGATCTGGTGGTCGTACTGATGCCGCGCGTGGTCTACGGGAATTCGTTCTCTGAGAACGGTTGGCCAATGGTCAATTCCGATGAGTGCACATGGGTCACCGTGCCGGGTACGTCGGTTAGTCTGCAGATTCAGAACGGGCAGCCGTTGGCGATTCTGCGGGCATTCGCAGCGGATTTCAACGCCTACGTTGAACCGCTGCGTGACCCGGACTCGGCGTGCTGGACACCCACCAACTCGGTGTCAACATCCAACCACCTGAGTGGTACGGCATGCGATTTCAACTGGAACGATCACCCATTCCAGGTGAGCTACGCCGGATTCTCATCGAAAGAGACGGCAACAGTTCGTGAGCTGCTCGACTTCTACGAGCAGACCGTCTTCTGGGGGCAGGACTGGCAGTCCCCGAAAGATGCCATGCACTTTCAGGTCGGCTACAACACCTACCAGAATCCGCACACCGCGGACTTCATCGCCCGCAAGATCCGCGCCGACGGATTCTCCACGTTCCGGCGCGGCAACTCGGTGGTGCTGTCAACCAAGGATCGACACGCGCTAGCGACTATCAACGAGGGTAAGCGACTCGGCATCACCCCCAAGGGAATCTGCATCGCCATCGCAGTGGAGCTGGTGGAAACCAACCTCACGATGTACGCGAACAGCAATGTCCCTGCGAGCCTCGGCTACCCACACGAGAAGGTCGGTAGCGACCACGACTCCACTGGGCTGTTCCAGCAGCGCCAGGCATGGGGTCCTTTGTCGGAAACCATGGACCCCACCCTGTCGGCGCGACTGTTCTTCCTTGGCGGCCACAGCGGGCAGCGCGGTCTTACCGACTTCGACTACAACTCCAACTCTCGTACGCCCGGCGGATGGGCGCAGGCCGTGCAAGTGAGTGCTTTCCCGTACCGCTACGACGAGCGCTACACCGAGGCCCAGCAGATCTACGCCCGACTCAGCAATCTAGGAGATGAAGACATGGCCCAAGTGCCACAGGACCAGTGGGACACCCTCTATCGGCTATTCACTCAGCCCACAGTGGGATCGGTGTCCATGTACGCCACACCGGGCGAAGGCCCGATCTACAACCTGGTGCAGCTGATTCAGTCGATCGACGGAGCTGCACATAAGGACCTGACTGTCGAGGCCGACGCCAAGCTCGGAGACCTCGAGGCCATCGGCCGTATTGCTCGTGTGGCCGCCGGGCAGGGATCGCGCACTGACGCCGCCGCAGTCGCCCATGCCAAGGCATTCCTCGCCGAGCTCGAGGCCACCAACCCTGCAGTCCTGCAGGAGTTCATCTCTCAGAAGGGACAATCATGACCGCCCAGATTCGCAAGTGGTACTACCTCATCGGCGCACTGGTGACAGCGCTCGTGCCGATTCTGGTGACCTCCGGTGTCGTCAGTGACACCCAGGGCAATGCGTGGATCAACGCCGTTGTTGCCATCGGTGGCGTTCTGGGTGCTGCGGGTCTCGGCACTGCCGGTGTGGTCTTGGGCAAGCAGATCAAGGGAGCCCCCGGTGCCGCAGCGGACAAGGCCGTCACAAGCCTGCAGGACATCCAGGCTCAGCTGAACTCCACCGCGCAGGCCGCGCAGGATCAGCTTGCCGCCGCCACCCAGGTTGCGGTGGACAGCATCAACAAGATTCAGCAGACCGTCGGTAACGTTGTCGGCCCCCAGGTTTCCCCGGGTCCACTGGCCGCGCAGGTCATCAAAAGTGTGACCGAGTGATCCTTACCCTCGGTTCCCATGGGGATGTAGTCGCGAGGTGGCAGCGGGTCATGGTGGCCCGCTACGCCTCCTACGCGAAAGCTGCAGACGGCGGCCCGCTGAAGGTTGATTCGTACTTCGGGTACGACGACCAAGATGTCCAGAAGGAATACCAGCGCCGCACCAACCAACCCCAGAACGGGATTGTGTCTAGCGACGACCTGATCAGGCTCGGCGTCACCCCAGTCCTATTCACAGTCCAGGGCACGGGTGTTGACATGTGGACCGGCTACCCAGCCGACACCGCCAGGGCATGCCTCGATCTGTGTCATTGGCAGCCCATCGGGAACTATCCCGCTGATCCGTTTCCGATGTGGCGGTCCGTGCTGCAAGGGATTGCCGAATTACGTCTGCAGTTGCGCGATTACAACAACCGATACCCCGGATGCCGGATCTGGCTGGCTGGGTACAGCCAGGGGGCGATCGTCACATCTTGGGTGTACAAGCACGACATCGTGGACCCTAATGGCATGCTGCACGATCTGCTGCCTCAGGTGAAAAAGGCTGTCACATGGGGAAACCCTATGAGAGAACTTCACAAGGCGAACGGAAACGTCCGAGCCGGCTGGGTAGTGCCGGATGGACAGGGCATTCTGTATGACCGGCTGCAGGGCACCCCCGACTACTGGCTCGACTTCGCACACGGAGCCAATAGCGATTGGGGTCGGGACCTCTACACCGACACCGAAGTTGGGCCACGCGGCGACAACGAATCGGCGATCTGCGACATCATCATGCAGCAGACGCTATGGAGCGGACCGATCTCCCTCGCCAAGCGATTCGCGCATCTCGTAGCGGATCCGATAGAGGGTCTCCCGGCGGTTTTCGAGTCGATCTATGACGCGGGAATGTTCTTCGGCAGCGGCACGGCGCCGCACGTGAACTACGACCCGCAACCCGCTATCGACTATCTGCGTGCCGCATAGCCATTGCGGCTAAAGAACGGCATTGTCACTGCTGGACAGTAGGATTGAAATCGGGACCGGGCGCGCTACCAACGCAACCCGATCCCTAACCCACCAATCTGAGCAAGCAGAAGGAGGGCTAGCAGTGAATGCTACCCGCGAACAATGGCGTCCTGTAGTCGGCTGGGAAAACCTGTACGAGGTCAGCGACCAGGGGCGAGTTCGATCACTTGACCGCATGGTTCCGGTTGGGCGATATGGCAAGCCCACCTTCCGAGCGGGGAGGGTCCTTAAACCTAGCCCCGGAGCCACCGAATACCCACGGGTAACGCTCATTGATGCGGCTAGCGGGTTGAAGCGTTTTGCCAACATCCACAGCCTGGTCCTAGAGGCATTCATTGGGCCGCGACCTGACGGTATGGAGTGCTGCCACAACGACGGCGATAGGTCCAATGCCAGATTGTCAAACCTGCGGTGGGATACACGCTCGGAGAACACATTAGATGCAGTCAGGCAGCGCACAAACCATAACGCCAAGAAGCAAACCTGCCCGAATGGCCACCTGTATGACGGCGTCTATCGCGGCAAGCGGGGCGCAGCGCGCTATTGCAAGCGTTGCACGAAGGCGCGCGCTCAACGCCGCAGTCGCGAACTCCGTTCCGCTTAACTGAAGTTACTGCTGCCCGCCGACCTCACTTAACAACTGAATAGAGCCCTCGAAGCGCCCCATGAAAGGCGGTTCAAACAAATGTCCATCCGTGAAATGTTTGCGGAGCGGTCAAAGCCGCAGCCGCGCGTATGCACCACCTGTGAGTGGTTCTCTGGACAGTCGGACGATGAGCAGGCCGCGGCGAGGGAATGGGTCGAGGCGGGTTTCTCAGTCGAGGAGCTTTGGCGTGGACTAAAGAAGCTGGGGTACCCACTGGGCGCGATCTCATTGCGCCGTCACGTCAGGGAGTGCCTGGGGTGACAATCCGAGACAATCTCAACCGGATGCTGGAAGCTCCGACGGCCGAGGAGAAGCGGTACACACCGGAGACCACGTTCGATGGTTCTGCGGGGCATATCCAGACCGGAACGATGAAAGCCGCCGATCCGGTGGACTACACGGATCTACTCAAGCAGTTCGGGTATGACCCGGATGAGGTTCAGATCGTCGGTTCGGTGCGTACGTCGCGGTGGCAGCAGCGTGAGGATGGGGAGTGGCTGGTTGCGTACCGGTTCAACATCGCGCCCCGACAGACAATCTCCACCCTCGATCTGGAAGCACTCGTCAAGAAGGCCAAGACTCACAAACCAGTTGGTGCTAAAGGCCATTGGCTCGTATTTCAAGCAGCAGATCTACAGCTGGGCAAAAGATCACGTGACGGCTCAACCGAGCAGATAGTCGAAAACTACCTGGATAGTTTGCAACGAAGTATCGAACAGTATCGAGTACTGAAGCGGTACGGCATTGAGGGTATCCAGGTTTCCATGCCGGGGGACTGCATTGAAGGCGTGGTGAGCCAATCGGGGCGCAACCTGTGGTTGACCCAAGAGACGATCACGGAGCAGACCCGCATCTTGCGCAGGTTGATGGTCGCGACCGTAGACGCGTTCCGGCCGCTAGTCGATCAGGTCTATCTAGATGTTGTGAATGGGAACCATGATCAAAGTCAGCGCCAGCAGAACACCTACCCAGGAGATGGGTGGGCCACCGAGTGTGCGATAGCGGTACATGATGCGCTACAGCTGAATCCCGCAGCCTATGGTCACGTCTCTGTGCGGACCCCTGACCGATGGTCCAACTCCATGACCGTGCCAGTCGGGTCCAGTGTTGTGACAGTCACCCACGGTGATGCATGGCGTCGCGGTAAGGGAATGCTGTGGTGGTCGGGCCAAACCTTCACGTGTCAGCCGGCGGGCGCGGCCCAGGTATTGCAGCACGGTCACTGGCACGGCTTGGATATTGAGAAGGATGGCGACAGAACCCGCCTCTGCTGCCCGGCACTTGATTGTGGGTCGGATTGGTACCGGAACCTATCGGGATCTGAATCGCGCCCTGGCGCGCTGACCTACCTGCTCGATCACGGCCAGTTTTCCCACCTTTCGGTTGTGTAGGAGATGCCATGAGCGACAACCATCCCGACGAACTCATACAGCAGTACGTCGATGCTGTTGATAGCGAACCGGAATGGGGTGTATCCGGCTTTGTGCTGATGGTCGGATTCGAGCGCGTCGATTCAGACGGCACACTCCTACATGAGTACAAGGTGTACACGCGGCACAACCAACCGCCATGGACCACACACGGACTGATAGCAGACAGTGTGGAACACCTAGAGCGAACAGAGTGATTGCCTCAGCTGTACTCAGACGGACTCTTACCCATGGTGTCCCACGGGAAGTACAAGACAGCGTCGGTTCCCCATGCCTCGGCAATCTGGGCGGCGCGCTCCATGTTGCGCAGCGTGATCCAGTCCATCACGTCCCGCTCGCGGAACCGGCCATTTTCATCCGGTTTCGGAAAACCTGTTAGGTCTTCTTCCATCTCTCAATTTTACGGCGCTACAGCAGTATCCACGGGGTCTAGATAGTGAAAGGCCCCCGCGTGAGAGAGCTGTACGCGGGGGCCGTCCTGCCCACGATTGATTGCCGCTTCTAACTTTACTCCGCTTCTCCGACATCACCGGGGTTTATCCGTCCTACCCATCTTCAAGTTAGGGGTCATCATGGCTTTGATTGATGTGAACAATCCTCCCCAGCAGGGCGTCATATACCTGAGCAAGGGCTGCAATGTTGCGTTGACTTTCCGGTGCTTCGACGGGGATGAAAACCCGATTGATTTGAGTGGCGGCCTGGAGATCGAGATCGATCAGGGAACCGCTGATGCTGTACACATCGAGGGCGACATATCAGAGGACTCGTTTTCTGCATCGGTCCTGCTTCCATCGGAGGTGTCGGACACTGCCAAGAGTGGATGGCAGTGGCGGGTGAAGCTTTTGCCCTCCAAGCAGCCTCTAATAGTGGGTGTTTTCGAGCGGCGGGACGGCAAGGTCAATGTCTAACATCACCGTTGAAGTTGAATCCGATGTAGTTAACGTGACGATGGATGATGATCCCACCGTTTTCACGGTTCAGATCGGCGGCCCCACCGGAACTAGTGGCTCTGGGGGGTATTACCGTCATGAACAGGCTTCAGCGTCTGACGAATGGGTGATCGAACACGGTTTATCCCAGCCGATCTCGGCATGCCACATCGTGTGCGACGGCGCCCAGGTATTAGCGCCTTGGGTTGAGGACGAGGGTTCCGTAACGATCAGTTTCGGTAAGCCCTACACGGGCTACGCGGTTCTGTCCTAGAGAGGATTGCCATGGCTGACATAGTTTTTGGGAACAATGTAGACGCGCAGGGCTTCAAGATAACGAACGCGGCCGACGGGGTCGCAGCGGGGGATCTCGTCACCAAACGACAACTGGACTACGCAATCCTGCTCGCCACCCTGGCTTTTAAGGGAACCGCGATCAAGAACCCGGTGCGTGTTGTCGCCACCACCCCGATAACGCTCTCAGGTCTGCAGACCGTCTCAGGTGTCGCACTGTCCGCATACGATCGCGTACTGGTGAACGGTCAGGCCGACCCGATCCAAAACGGCTTCTACGACGCCGCGTTTGGGGCATGGTCGCGTTCCTTCGACGCAGCAGCAGGCGACATACTTTCCTCGGGGACGATCGTCGTGGCCACCGAGAGCACAGAAAAGCTGTGGACGATCGCCACCACTTCAATCATCGGAACTAGCGCCCAGAACTGGGCACCACTCCTAGGTTCCTAGCGCCACGGAACACCTGGAATGATTCAGCGCCGTCGAGCTTCTTCGGCGGGCGGGTAGCCGTCGTAGAAAGAACCCTGGGGCCATATGGCGCTTTCAAGCGACTTGATTGACTCAGCCGTTGTCGCGTCAAGTTCGCCGATAATCCCGCCTGTTTCCATCGGTGGCATCTCGCGGTAATTGGTCTGCCATGGACTTTCTCGCCACATCAGATCCAAAAGCTCTTGAGAGCCACCCGTCAGTGTGTCGCCACGCTTAGCATTCTGCCGCAGCCACAGGTATGCCGCCTCCGTGGTTCCATGATCAGCCAAGAGTGCCACCCATGAGTATTCAGCCATGCCTTAATTTTACGGCGTTACAGCAGAAGTAGCGGTGTCTAGCGGGTGGTACGGATGCGCCAACTGTAATGGCAGGACCGTACCGAAAGTGGTACGGATGCGCCCACGTCAGTGTCAGAACCGTACCAAAAAGTGGTACGGGGTAGCGATTTCACCGGGAGGGTCCCATGGCTTTACATCCATCCGATTGGGCTTGGATCACTATGGCTGCTGGGATCGTCGCCTACGAGATCGCCTGCCCGCCGGGGGAACTACTCAGTGACGCTACGACGAGGTACGGGCAGTCCCACATGTTCCTCAGCTCCGCGGTCATCGGGGTAGTCGCAGTACACCTACTGCGCACCACCGGACTCTTGCGGTTCATCCCCGAACAGCTCGACCTCATCCATCTGTTGGCTTCACTGAAATGAGAGGACACCCCATGTGCAGATACGGGTTTGAAAAGAGCGTCCTGTCGACGGGTACTCCACGGTGAATGTCGCTGAGGTAGTCGGCTTGATCGCTGGCTCATCGCTCCTGTCCTCGCTCGGTGTAGCCCTCCTATCCCGCAAGAGCAACACCTTCTCCAAATTCACCGAGGCCTACGAAGCCCTAGCTGATCGGGTTACCAAGCTCGAAGAGAAGCTCGTCGCCGTAGAAGCCGCGTACTCCAATGAGCAGGAGCAGCACGGAAACACACGCGGTCTGCTGAGAATCGCCCTGCGCTACATACGTGACGTCCTCGCTTGGGGAGTAGGGGACCGCGTACACCCACTACCTGAACCGCCAGCAGAGATATTCCGGCACCTAACGCAGCCCGAAACTTAGACCTCGCCGTTGTCCATGGTCACCAATAGAATTGGTTTTATGATCGAACTGCAAGCTGATGGATGGTTCCAGGTCACCGATCAAGGGGTGTGGGCAAGTTTCGAGCCAGGTCGCCTTCCGCTCGAACTCAATCACCCGCGAGACTTGCTGAACTGCGAGGTCGATGTCGATGGATACCACTTCACTGTAAAAGGCATTGAGCACTGGGCTATTGAGTGTCCGCGAGATGCCCAACGATGCGGACACCCATTCGGACTACGGCTCGAATCTCGCCCAACGTAGATCCTCCCAGCCCCCTAGTCCCACCCCACAAGGGTGGTAGAGACGCCCCCTGGCTCCCATGTACCCCCGCATGGTCGAGCCGGGGGGCGTTTTTTGCGTTCAATCCTTGGGGCAGTAGTGCTTAACGGAGAGGTTCACGAAGCTGACCGCTTCGGCGGGTTTGGAGTCGGAGGATTTCGCGAACCCGTCAGCGACTTGTAGTTCCGTCTGCCCGTCTTTGAGGAGTGTGCACACCAGCTTGGCGTTGTAGATGGCGGTGCCGGCGGTGTCGTAGAAAACCCCGGTGCTCTCGAGGTCCATCAGGAATGCGGTGTCTTTGTCGGGGTTCAGTAGTTTGGGGGAGCGGTACGGCTCTGGTGGTGGGGTGACCGTGACGGTGACGGGCGCTGATTTCAGTGAGCCTGTGCCGTATACGGCGACCGCGGCTAAAGCGGCTATTCCGATGATCAGGAGCGCTACCGCGACACCCCAGCGGGCGTACGCGGGTTCTGTCTGGGGTTCTGCGACCGTCTCGGGTTCGGGGAGTTCGGAGCTGTAGGCAAGGGTTCCTTCCGACGCTGGGCGTGCCAT